GGGACTGAGCCGCGATATCCTGATGGAAGGGTGTATGCGGCTGCACGATATCGGCTACCCTCACATCTTCCGAGTGCATGATGAGTTGACCAGTTGTATCCACGAGGACCAGGGAGATCTCGACGAGTTTGCTGCCGAGTTCATCCGGACTCCAGAATGGTGTACCGACCTTCCGATCATTTGCGATCCATGGGTCGATACCCGCTACCATAAATGAAAGGAGAAATTATGATCACGATTGACGATCGAGGCGGAAAGCCGACTGTAAATGCCCGGGAGCTTCACGTCTTCTTGGAAGTAAAACGCGACTTCTCAAACTGGATTAAGGATCAGATTGATAGGGCCAGATTAATCGAGGATCGGGACTATGTCTCGCGCGCCGAAAAGGGCGAGCGAGCTATCGGTGGAACAACCCGAATTGAATACCACCTCGGTCTCGACGCCGCCGACCATATCTGCATGCTCAGTCAGACTGAGAAGGGTCACACTTGTCGGCAGTATTTCATCGACTATCGAAATAAGTCGCTGATGTTAAACCCCGAAGAAATGTTATTGAAACAAGCCCAGATGATGGTCGAACACAGGAAACGATTCGAGGAGCAGGATAAGAAAATAAAAGCTCTTCAGTGTCAACAGGACGCGATCCAAAAAGGAAACGAATTCTTTTCAGTGATCGCCTACTGCAAGCTTATCGGCGTCGTTTGTAATAACGCCTCCGCGCAAAGAATAGGGAGAATGGCCTCAAGGATAAGCAGGACGCACGGCATACCTATGGGGAAGGCTCGTCACGAACATTATGGCGAGGTACACACCTATTATGAAAAGGTGTTGGAGAAAACCGTTTTCATTCTGACAGACGGGCGTTTCGGAACAGACCATTCTTTAGAGGAGGAAGGGATATGATTATAACGATTAATTGCGACAACATTGAAGACGCCCTTGAGAAAATCCAAATGGCTTTTGACGACGATGAGCTGCAGGAAGAGATCGAAGGCACAGATGAAGGTGATATGGTTTACACCAATTGGGGAACCATCGAGTTATGAAAGATCGAATTTCCTATAGTGAAAGTGGTTTGATAAAAAGCCCTGAAGTAAAAGTAGTATCCAAGAACGATGCCAACTACCTACTGGATAAATATCATTATCTTGGAGGAATTAGAACGTGTTCCGAGTGTTTAGGACATGAAGAAGGATGCACTGTCTGGGGCGTACTCCGTAGCCGAGCATGGGACAAACGACTGAAAGAAAAAGGTTTCAACCCAATAGAGTTGATACGGATGGTCGGAGTAGAAGGCAAACACTGGGCTACGTCTTCTCTGTTGGCAAAGTCTGTAAAGTTGTTGAAAGAAAAGTACGACATATTCGTGACCTATGCAGACCCCATGCAGCAGCATACTGGAAACACTTATTTGGCTGCAAACTGGGAGCGACTTCCACAGGACGCCCAACCTGATGGTTATTTATGGAGGTTAGACGGAGCTATATGTAGCAGAAAACGCTTTTTTGCGGAACTAGGGACATCCGCTATTTCTGTAGTGAAACAACATTATGGTGATAGGATAACCATCGAGAAAGATGTCCCAAAAAGGAGATTCTTTTTCATAAAAGAAAAGAGAAAAATCCCAATTTTTTTAGAAGCATCCCAGAAGGTAAAAACCTGGGGTAAAACTAGAACCGACAACCATATTTTAAGATCATGAAAGAGCGCGTCCCCCACTGGTACCAGAAAGAGTGCCGGGAATTTCTCGAACGGACACCTCGGGCCGGTCTCTTTCTGGACCTGGGGCTGGGAAAAACTTCCATCGTCCTCGACTATGTCAACGAGGCGATGTTCAACCATTTCAACGTCGTTAAGACCCTGGTTATCGGACCCAAGAATGTTATCCGGGTGGCGTGGCCGAAAGAAATAAAGAAATGGAAAAATTTTGAGAATCTCAAATTCTCGGTTCTGCATGGCAAAGACAAGGACATCGCGTTGCGGACCAACGCTGATGTCTACCTGATCAATTACGACGGACTCAAATGGTTGTCCAGGCAATATGCCAAGGACAAGAACCTCCCCCGGTTCGACCTGCTGGTGATCGATGAATCTACCGCGATCAAGAACTCGGAGAGCCAACGCAGCCAGGGTATTTCTTGGTTGTTCCACACGGTCCCCAACAAGATAATCTTGACCGGCACCCCGTCACCTAATGGCCTGATCGATTTGTACGGGCAGGTTGACTTCCTGGTGCCGGGCCTGCTGGCCAAGAATATTACGGAATACCGGAAGTCATATTTCGTTCCCCCGGATTTAGAAACGGGAAACCGGAAATGGTACCCACGCCGAGGGATAACCGATATCCTTTCCAAAAAGATGGCTCCCTACTGCAAGGTGATGCGCGAGGAGGATTGCCTGGATCGCGAGAGAGCGCACCACAACGTCATCCCCTGCAAGATGGAAGAGAAGGACATGAAGAAGTACCGGGAGCTGGAGAAGGAATTCTTCGTCCGGTTGGAAAATGGTGCAGAGATCGAGGTCTTCAGTGGTAGCTCACTGTCGATGAAGCTTCGGCAGTTCATCCAAGGGTTCTTGTACGACACCGAAACGAAAGAGGCCCAGCACGTCAACTCAACAAAAGCGGAAGTCCTCAAGGAATTGGTCGAGGCGTCAAGCGGTAAACCGATTCTCTGCGGCATCCAGTTCCAACATGAAGTCGATATGCTCCGGCACATCTTCGGGTATCGCATCCCGGCGATCTACGGAAAGACGACGGAGCGCGAAACAGACGAGATCCTGGCGGCATGGGACCGTGGTGAGCATCCCCTGGTACTCATCCACCCCGCGTCTGGCGGCGAAGGCCTCAACCTGCAGGACGGCGGCCATATCCTGGTCTGGTTCTCGACCACCTGGGATCTGAAACATTACCTGCAGCTCAATGGCCGGATCGACCGGCAGGGCCAGCCGGAGGTGTGTCAGATCCATCATCTGATCATGGAGGACACGGTTGATGAGGTGGTGATGGCTGCGAGAGAGGATAAAGAGTTCACCCAGGAAAAACTTCTGCAACGACTGAAGGCGTACCGTGATGAAAAATCCCTTTGAGCGACCGTTAAAAGAGAAGGTAAGCGAGATCGCGCTCCGCGACGGGTTCAAGGTGCGCGGCGGGATTGCCTTCAAGTTCGTCAGTCCGGGCCGTCGGTCGGTGCCGGATAGAATCTGCCTGCTTCCGGTCCCGCTTGAGCATCAAGAGATCGTCTCCCGATATGTTCGTTTTGTGGAAATGAAACGAGAGGGAAAAGGCGCGACTGATGCTCAAGCTCGGGAGTTGCAGCGCCTGCAGGACATGGGCTTCGATGCAAGGGTTGTCTCCGGGCAGCAAGAGGTGAAAGAATATTTTGAGGAGCTTGATCTATGAGAATAGAAGATTTGAACAAGATGCGAATCTTTTTTCAGGAAAAACCAGAAGGAGGAAGCTCGGCCAGTATCGCCAAGGGACGAACGAGTATCGTCTTAGCCAACACCATCAGTAAACACCGCAAACAGACCATCCGCCGGGCCGCGAAACAGCTCCGGGATATGGCCGCCAAATTCGACATGCTGGCTGAAGAAATTCGTCCCAGCTCCCTTGCTACCCTTCGCCGCATCAACGCCAGGAAGGTGATCTGATGGGACGGCAGCAAGCATATCCAATGAAAAGTACCAAAACCTGCAGGCATTGTGGTAAGGAATCAGAGGTTATTCTTTACAAAAGCGGGCAGCGAAACACCCACCACTTCTGCGACGATAAGTGCCGATCGGGTATGAAGATGGCCAAGAACGCCGCCATGGCGCTGACCGTAGGGAAAGTCCACAAGCCCCCGAAACCAAGGGACGGAACCTGCGGCGTGGTATCGCTGGCGAAAGAGAAAGAAAAAGTTCAAGCCGATCAGGAAAAGACCCGGTCGGAAACAGATAAACGCAACGATGATTACCGAGAAATGTTGCGACAACAAAGGAGTAGACGATGACAGATAGAGAGGTATGTGCCCTGGCGATTGAGAAGTTTGGCAAATGGCCGCAGCTTCGTCAATTGCAGGAGGAGTGCGCGGAGGTGGTGGTAGCCGTCAACCATCTCCAACGTGGCCGGATAACGGACGAGGAGTTCCTCGGAGAATGCGCGGACGTGGAGATCATGATCCTCCAGGCCCGGGTGATTTACGGCGACGAAGCGGTCGACCGGGTGAAAGCCGAAAAGATCAAGCGACTGTACGCGCTGGCAAAACCCGAGGAAAAAGAGTTAAGTCTGCGCGGCCAGGAGTGGGCGGCCTTCGGTTTACGGGCTGCAGCTTTTCCTGAAAAACTTACGGCGGGTTTTCCTGCAGCAGAAAAATGCATGGAGGAAGTAGAAGCTGAATGCTTAAAATTCGTCAACTCTCCAAACGGCAATAGTTTGCTGCGGATCGCTCTGCTGGCGTGGCTGGCAAGTTCCGTCAACTCCTTCACCGAGTTTCGGCAAAAAGTCGCTGACCATATCGAGCAGTACACGGTTCCGCAGTATGGGGATAAAGGAAAAGATTATGCCACGGGGTACACCCCGTCGTATTGCGCCTCCCAGATCCTCAAGTACCGGCACCGCTTCGGTACCAACGCCCGGGAAGGTCAGCAGGAAATCGATCTGATGAAGATCGCCCATTTCGCATGTTTGGCCTTCTTCAAGATGGGAAATAAGATTGCCACTGTAACCTTGCAAGGGGAAATGGTTCCCAATAAAGATTACGACATGGGGGACATATGACATCTCCAGCGACACTACTCTGGTTGGCACTCACTGTTTACTACGAGGCCCGTGGTGAGGCTGTGGTCGGACAAAAAGCTGTGGTGAAGGTCATCCTTAACCGTGCCAAGGCGAAGGGTTGGGAGGTCCAGGACGTGGTCAAAGCGAAGAAGCAATTTTCCTGCTACAACGACGGACTAACCTCGGCGCTCCTGCACATCAAAGAGATCCCGGTCTTCATCGCGATCTGGCAGACCGTGCAGGAAGCTGCAGCGGAATGGGACAAAGGCGACCGCCTGAGCGGTGCCACCCATTACTACGAGCTTCACGGTGTTTCCACTGATTCCGGTAAACTCACCGGCAAGCCTCCTTACTGGGCTGCGTCGATGACGCCTTGCGTCAAGATCGGTCGGCACCAATTCCTGCGGGAGGGCTGATCTATGCAATTTTTGGAAAAATATAAATGGCTGTGCCAGCAGCCTGACGGCGAGGTTTTCGTCTGCACCTTGAAACCCAACTTGGTTGGTGGCCGGTGGCGGGACAAAGGGGATTTCAAGCAGGTTCCTTTGGTCCCGCAATTCGGTGAATCCCTTTATCGAATAACGGCAGAGGGATTAGAGAAAGATCTTCCGGATTTGAAAGTCGATGACCCGATCATCGTCTTTGAACGGGGGGATCTACTACGGAGGCATTTCTCTCATTGGGGGGACGACGGCCAAGCCTTCGTTTTTGTCGATGGGAAGACAAGCTGGACCAGCTCTTCCACTATCGCTTTCCGAAAATGGGAATTACCGGACCTCTTCTAACAATCTACTCGGCGGTGTGCTTGCACCTTGCAAGCATGCCGCCTCCACTACCTGCGCCACCCACGGATTCTTCTGGATCTCGAACCAGGGGAGGTTGCAGATATCACTTCGCAGGATCTCGACATGGGCATCCTGTGCCGCAATATAGCTGGTCTTCGCCGCTGCTCGATACCCATCGATGGTTGGCTGGACACTGGCACATCCACTTAAAAATAAGAACAGTAAATATCTCATTTCCCCTCCGGATTAATCATGGTAAGCGCGTGGCCGGTCAACGCCGCCAGCGTGTTTTGAATGTAGCCGATCAGTGCCCCGGCACCGGAGACGTTGAAATAAATCAACGCCACCCAGGTGCCGAGCAAAACGAAATATGCCAGGACGTAATATCTTGCTTTCATGGCGTTACAACGGGGCAAGCCTTCTTGAAGGTGAGCTTCAATTCCCCCCATACAATCCCATCCGGGTTGGTGGGATCATAAAGGATAAGCTTGCAGGTGTACGTTGCCGGGGGAATAGGTTCTTGTCCCAACTTAACCTGAAGCTTCCCATCGGCGACGGTGCTACTCCAGGAGAAAGCCCCGGCAGAGGTATCGGAAGCAATGGTGAACGCGCAACCACTGTCGACAATCTCGACTTTGGTCACCGCCCGCATATCCGCCAACGAAGTAACGCCGTCTACATCCACAGAGGTAAGGAGGAGGTCGTTGGCGTTATTCCGGGTGAGGTAGATGGTCTCGGTAACAGTGTTGGATGACATTTATGGCCCCCCTACTTACGCGATGGAGATGTCAAAATCACCAGCTACGAATTGCACCGTGTCACCAGAAACGGACACCTGATCCTGGACGTTGTTATCGTAGGCGAGGACGTTTGCGCTGGTGCCAGACAAGGCGTCAACGATGGCTACGGCCACAAGGTTAGTCCAGGTGCCGCCGGGAGTGGCGAAAGTGGTGTCGGCCCCGTTACTGGCGACCCCGTTGGTTACGGTCGACCATGCCGGAACTGCCCCGCCGTTGATGTTGATTTGCTTCCGAGCGTAGCTGGTCCCGGATACCTCGGTCTGTCCTGCCATGGTGGTTGCGGCATCCGAACAAATGGCGTTAAGCAGAGCCAGGAAGGTACTTCCTGCCGTGCTGGTGAAGGCCACGTTGTCGAACAGGAAGTTGAGCAGGGCGTTGGCGCAATATGTGGTCAGGCCGTAGTTAGCAATGGCCGTGATCTCAACCCAGACAGTCGTGGTCAGGACTCTCGGAATGTTGCCGTTGACCGGCGAGAAGGGCGCTCCAAAAGAACCGAAGGCCAGGACATTACCTGCCCCATAGGTGGCGCTGTCAGAAATTGCCCAGTGGGTAACGGTCCCCCATGCGGCAGATGCTTGATTGAAATCCACCTGGGCGTCCTGGGTGATTCGCCGCGCTGCCGCCGCACCGAAGGAGATGGCCTTCCGGGTGTAGTTCCCGGCATTCGCCACCTCACTACAGGAGGCACCGGTTGCCGCTGCCGTCGGATCTGCAGTGCTTAATATCAGATAGACCGTTGCGGGCCGGGTCTGCGCCGTGTTGATGAGGTGATTGAGTAAAAACGTCCGTCCATAGTTGGTCAGGGTACCCATGATAATGCTCCTTGTTAAGTGGCTTCTATCCGCCGTGTTGGGGTTGCGCTTATAATCCGTTGAGTCGGAGTTTCTGCGTTGATAATCTGGATCGGGGTGCCACTCGTGATATTCCCTGCTGTCGTGCGGCTCGTAATGGATCTCGCCAACGTAACAGAAGACATCAACCTTCTTGGCGTCATGCTGACGATAACAGGATCAAGGATCATCCCCAAGGATACGAGGACCGCCAGGGAGTCGTTTGCCGTCAGTGTCGTGACGGCTATGTTTGCGGCCAGCCGTCTGCCAGTGATGATACTTGCCGTGCCTGTGGTGCTGATTGCTGCAATGTTGCTTGTCAGGTTCCGACTTGTTCTCTCCGTTGCCATCCCAGTGCTGGTCGTGGCGGCAATTGAGGCCAGGAGATTACGCTGCATGTTCCCGATTGCTGCACCAGTGGAACTAGTGGCCGCTATATTGGCAACCAAGTTCCTTATCCCACCCATCGTAATATCGATGACTGCGGTGTTGCTGGTGGCCGCGATGTTGGCCGTCAGCTTCCTGGTGGTCTGGATTGCTGCGGTCCCGGAATTGCTGGTGGCCGCGATGTTCGCCGTCAGTTTCCTGGTGGTCTGGACTGACGCAGCCCCGGTACTGGATGTGGCCGCGATGTTGGCAGTCAGGTTTCTGGTGACGTTCCCCGCTGCGGTCCCTGTGGCGCTGGTTGCTGCTACGTTGGCAACCAGGTTCCTAATTGATCCCATCGCCACTGTGGCGGTACTGGTGGAACTGGTGGCTACTATGTTGGCTGTCAGCTTCCGGGTGGTCTGGATTGCCGCATCCCCGGTGGAGCTGGTAGCTGCCACGTTGGCAGTCATCTTCCTGGTAACGTTCCCGGTTGCCGTTCCGGTGTTGGTAGTCGCCGCGATGTTGGCCGCCAGGTTCCTGGTGGTCTGGACTGCTGCAGTCCCGGTACCAGAGGTGGCCGCGATGCTGGCCGCCAGATTCAGCACGTTCCCCATCGTGGCGGTGGCCGTGCTTGTACTGGTAGTCGCCGCGATGTTAGCCGCCAGCTTCCTGGTGGTCTGGATTGCCGCAGTCCCGGTACCCGAGGTGGCCGCGATGTTGGCCGCCAGCTTCCTGGTAATATTACCAGTTGCTGTACTGGTGGAGCTGGTCGCCGCCACGTTGGCCAGTAACTTCCGGGTGGTCTGGATTGCCGCATCCCCGGTGGAGCTGGTAACCGCTACGTTGGTCGTCAGCTTCCGGTTAACATTCCCAGTTGCGGTACTGGTACCGGTTGTGGCCGCGACGTTCGCCGTTAGTTTCCTGGTAATGTTTCCTGTTGCGGTCCCGGTATTGGAGGTTGCCGCGATGTTAGCCGTCAGGTTTCTGGTAACTGAACCATTGCCGACGGTGACTTTCGGGGTTGAGGTATAGGAATCGAGCAGCGTTCCGTTATCCGTAACCCGGAACTCAAACTCATCAAAGGTTCCAACGGCGTCAGATGTTTTGATGCACCACTCGACCTCGGTATAATCGTTTTCATCAAGATCGATTACGCCCAGAGGATTGGTATCATCGCTGATCTTGCCTGCGTGAAAATTCCCAGTGGTTTTCCCCGCGGGCGGCGTCAACCGGGCGGTCGTTGCCGTGACCGCACCAGCAGTAATGTTGGTTGACACCTGGAGTGCTACATCTGCGGCTGCTGTTCCAAGCTCACCAGTTGCCACACTGGTGCTGGACGTGGCCGCAATATTGGCGGTTAGGTTCCGAGTAACATTCCCTGTTGCGGCCCCAGTATTGGAGGTGGCCGCGATGTTGGCGGTCAGGTTGCGCGTGGCTCCTCTCGACTCGGCAAAGAACTCCCCATCAATGATATCGGAGTCAAGGCTTGCCCCCGAAGTCCTGCCCCAGAAGTCACGGGGCAGATCATGTTGTGGATGTTGTAGCGGTGCCATGCCTTATCCGTGGATGACCTTTCCGGTTGCTCTGACCGTTCCTGTCGAAGTCGTACCTGCAAGCTGGATCAGCATCAGGCACGAAGAGTTGGGTATTTCAGGAAGGCCAAGCCCTGCCCAGTCTGATGTGAATCGGGCGTTTGCAAGGGGCTTGTAAAGTGCCGCCCTGTATCGGGTTGCGGTGACACCGAATGACCCGGCGGTACCGGTGGTGGCTGAAAGAAGGACAGTATTCACGTCGCGTATATACTTCCCGGAGGAGGCGGCAGGTATCAGGCCGTTCAGCGGTTGCATAAATGAAGCGCGTCTTGTCGCGGCCAGGGAGATGGCTGTTAAGTCGCCAGACGTACCGTCGTTATAGGTGACGTTGGCTGTAGCGGTGACCACTGAAGCACCTGTATCCGTGTACCATTCGAGCCACCAGGTGATGTCCGAGTAGTTGGCGTCGCCCTTCCTGACATCAAGGTTATCGGTCGCAATGTTGGCGTAGACATCAAGATTGGCCGTTTGAGCGGTAAGTGTAGTGCCACTCAAACCTCCCATATGCATGAGTCGATCATGGATCTCAAGAACGGTTGCGCTGTTTGAACACAGCCCCTCAAGTATCGCCAGATATGAGGTGGCCGGGGTGGTCTGCTGGTTGAATCCCATTGCACCAGTCAAGGTGTTATTACAGATGGCAGCAGCGCCAGGAATCGCTCCTTGACCCGGTTGCCCGGTGGCTCTCCAAAGGCTGTGGAATTGAGCCGCTGCAGCGTTTGCTATGCTCGCCTTGTCGATGACCAGCCGTGAGCTGTTGTTGCCCATTGCGTTTATGAGTTGATCTCTTGTCGTGATTGCCATTATTTACACCTGTATCCAAAGGGTTTCGGGTTCGTAGATTTGCCAGGGGTTTTCTGAGAGGGAGGCTATTTGTTGGGGGAGAAGGGCAACAGTATGCCATAAAACAAGGTAGTATTTGCTGGTTCTACCATAGTACCTTGTGTCTTCTAAGTATATACCGTTGCAGAATATGTTGTTATTGAATGTGAATGAAGGAGAATACGTATACGTCTCAGTATCCCCATTCAATCCATAAACAATTGACCCACCACCCACACTAGCACAGACAGTCTGTGTTTTACCTGGAACTAGTGCTAATCCAGAAGTTGGGGCTGATACTCCTTGATCAGCACTAACCTTTACTAGGTTTAATTCTACTATTCTAAGAGCCGGCCCACCTTCACCATGAGTTATGATGTCCCACCCCAAACCCGACATGCTGGAGTGCAGGAACACTACGGCGGTAATAGTCAATGTAGGAGATGGAATCTTGCGCTTTAGTAAAATCGCATCATTGTAATTAGGGGTTCCGCTAGTACCTTGTGGGAAATCTACACCAAGTGTGTCGATTTTGCCTCCAGCACTGTTTGTTACCGATCCGACAGTCCCCGTAACCCCATCAAATACAGAGAAACCTGCTCCTTCATTAAACGCCCACACTCCAGCCAAGCCTTGAACACTCCAATGCCCATCGGTGCGAAGAGGAGTACCAATAGGGGGCTTACTGGTCCGGTCAACCCGAATCGGGATCATCCGCAAGGCACTGGTCGCTGCCTGGACGATGGCCCATGCGCCGAACTCACCGCCGGAAGGTTTGCGCCGGTACTCAAGCTGGAATCGCTTCTCGTCTGGATCTCCGGTGGCGTTCAGCAGCATCCGCAGCCGCATGACTGAGCCTGGTGGTTGGGTGACATTGGCATTCTCAGCGGCCAGGAAGGTTCCGGCATCTTCCGAGCTGTCGTCGTTGATGAAGCGGAAAGAATACTGGTCGAGCGTTGCCCCGGTGGCGAGGTTGGCCCAGATGGTTTCCGGCTCGTAGATCTGCCACGGGTTGTCGGAGAGGGATTTGACTTGGTCTGGGGTTAATACTCGGTTATAGATGCCAAGGTAATCGTTCCGCTGGTTGATCCATTGAAGTCCTATAATCCCCTTTAAAAGAGAATCCCTTGAATCTTGTGGAGATGTTGAATCTGTTGATGATACACTTAATGCCTTTCCATCTACATACCACGAAGAGCTGTTAACATCTGATTGGGAATTTCCTGGTATAACGATGATGTTTAACCTTGTAGCATAGCCAAGGGGAGCGTTAAATACTCGGTAGTTTCCTGATGCGGCCAACCATAAAACGGTATAATCAACTCCTTGGTATCGTATTCCTGGATAATTGGACCCAGCCTTAAAACTTAAAGCAATGTCTGGAGTATTTGAATAATCTCCCTTTGAGACAATGGTCATCGCTCCAAGGGGAGGGGGAGTATTGAGAGACACCGCCAGATCGTCAATTCTCATTCCATCAGGGGTCCATGTAATAACTCCTGAACCCTGCTGTATTACCACCCTTGAACCAGTAACAACATTTATAGTGGATTGTCCTGCACCCTCATTAAACGCCCAAGCCCCGACCAGCCCCTGAACACTCCAATGCCCATCAGAGCGCAACGGCGTACCGATGGGCGGCTTGCTGGTTCTGTCAACTCTGATGGGTATTAACATTATACTGAGATTCCGTTCTTCTTGGCGTAGACGTTGGGTGTGTAAGATCCGGCGGTGGTGCCACCTTTACGAACTTCAACCCGGTATTTGTAGACGTTGGAAAGAACGATGGTCCTGAGCTGCGTGGTGCTGAGGACGAACGGTACGGACCCGGCCACGAACGCCACGGTGTCGGCGGTCTCGGAGGTCGGGTCTTCACAGGTGACAATCCGGAAGTACATGTCGCTGCCCGTGGTTCCGAACGCGGCTGCGATCTGCAACTGGACGGACTCGCCGGGGTTCAACGTATCCCACTGGGTGTAATGGTTAGTGGCGACGTAATCGGCATCGACGTTGGTGGTCTCACTGAGCGAGGTATTAAGCCCGGTCAGCGTTGTTTTTGCTCCCCATGCCATGTCATTATGCTCCTGTAGCGACGGTATTAAGGAAGAAGGCAATCACCCACTCGACATCAGTGTCGAGCGCGGCCTCACCAGCGGTAACGATTGTGTCGTTGGTCATCGCCATCCGGTACATCTCCTTGGTTCGCTGATCAAGATTCCCTTTGAGCAGCACGTCCTGCGCCCAGAGAAGGCGATTCGCGTGGTTGACCGTCGCCCCATCTTCGCCATAAATGACAGAGGCTTGTTTAATGATCCCCCCACGAACTTTGTGGTAAAGGGCACCGGTAGAGTCGAGCAGTACTGATACTTCTGTTAACGTGGGCATTTCCATACTCCTTTATAAATTATTTCAAAATTGCGCCAATCAGTAAATTCATCGGCAAGGGTATCAGGATTGACACCGCTATAGATGCAGGGCCGCGCTCCTATTTTCCAAAGAAACTTAGCCGTCAATTCTGAACATACCAGAAATTTATGGGCGCTCAGGTACTTCGCCAGTGGTGGAATCAGGTGCAGCAACAATCGGTGAACTGGGTACCATCTTCCTGCATCCTCCCAGGTAACGTCCTGCAGGACAATCTTCACGATCCTCTGGCTTATATGCCGATCAGAATCATAATAGTGTGTCGGACGGGCGATGAGGATTTGCTGGCCTGCGTATTGGTTGAGGTGGCTGCGCTGCGCCGTCCACAACATCTCGAAGGTATCGCCGAGTTCCGTGGTAATGATCCCGGCGTGACCGAAGTCGGCGTGATCGTCGATACTCCAGAATCTCTCTGCCATGCGGATGAGCGGAGCGATTACCGGCATCGATCCTTCCACGCAGAAGACATCCCCTGGTTTAAGATTCATGTCGTTGTTCCTTTCTTCCTGGGACATTATCCAGTCCCGAGATAGCGATGGCGTCTATCCGCTCGTGAACGCGGACAATGGCCACATCTTGCTTATCGATTGATTTCTGCACGTTCTGTAGCATCTCCTCTTGTTTGGCCCGCTGGGCGCTGGCTCCTGCCAATTCAATCCCCCATCGACCTTCCATCCCATTCATCCCCTCGCGTACGGCCTGGGTGATGGCGATCTTCATATCATCGCGGTTTTCAGCACATTTAACGTGCATATCCGCGACGGTATTTTTCAGTGCGTTCAGTTCGTTATCGGTATCGATTTGTTTCTTTTCAAAACCTCGGATAAGCTTGGCCACCGACAAGGTCGCGGCCACGATACCGAAAACGAAGGAGCAGAAAAAAGCAATGACCTGAGCGACTATTTTGAGCCAGAAGGTGGTGATCTCGTCGAACATTCCCTTTCTATCCCTTCCTCTACCGAGGCCTTGAATTTGTCCATCTCTTCCTTGGGGACTGGAATAGGATCTGCGGTACGATCTATCCATTTCATCACCACTTCGCCAATCTTATTAAAGAGGTTCATCCTGCTCTCCTTCTAACGGCTATAGCGTTCACTGCAACGCCTTTTTTGCCAATTGGTTTCTCCGCTCGGTGAGCAGATCAATTTGCGTACGTTTTTCTGCACCGGACATTATCTTGTCATTTTCCACAGCGCGGATGCGGTTGGTCATGACACCCATCAGCTTCTGCGCTCTGCTGGCCTGCTGGGCCTTGGAGTGGATGACTCCTGCATCCTCCGGCGCTTTGTCACCACGTTTGATGCTGTCCCGTACGGAGTTCCAGCTCTGCTGCAACTCCTTAGCTTGGTCGTAAAATTCAGTGACGTACCGGCTGGAACCGCGAGGCAACGTTTCAACGAAGTTACCGGCGAGGAACATATCACGCAGCCGCATGTCAGCCGCCTCTGGACGATCCAACACCGGACGTGATGCGATGTCCGTAATCACAGTTGCCGCGGTCCCCAGCCAGCCGAAATAGCCCCGGATGAGGTGATCAACCTGCACCGGCGAGATCCCGGTGGTGTCCCCGGCAGCGCCGATCAGCTTGGCGAACTCGGAGGTCCGATTGGTCATCCGGTCGGATTTCAACCGGCCTTCCAGTGTCGGGCCTTCGATGGGGCGACCGGTGAAGCTGTCCTTGTCGGCGTAGAGGTCGACCAGTGGTTTGATGATCTGCGGTGTCGGGTTGAAGGAAAGTGTCTGGCCGAGCATGGCCAGGACGCGATCACCCAGGCGCTTGCCGGTCATCTCGTCGGAGATGAAGTACTCCAGGCCGCGCTCGGCCAGGGTGGCGATGGCCCCGATCTCGAATCCCTTGGGGATGCGCAGGGTGCGGCCACCGGCCTTGAACCAGAAGTAGGTATCGCGGTCCCAATCTTCGCGCTCTTTCCAATCGTCGTCGTCCTTGTACGCAAGCATCAGAGCGATGCTGGCCATGGCCGTGGCCCCCAGGACCGCACCCATACGTTTGGGATCCGCATGCCCGGCGCGGGCCAGCTTGTAAAGGCCTTGCGCCCGGGCATTGAAAAACGGTACCGTCTGCGCCAGGAAGCGGGCAGCGGGTCCGGCACCACGCAGGTGGAAGTCCATCAAGTCGCGGGCCTGGTAGGAAGCTTCTGCATGCGTCTTCCCTTGAGCGCGGAGCTGCTCGTACAGCGCGGCCCGGTTAGCACCCTCAGAGATGTCGCCAACCTCGTTGTACTTGTCCCAGACAGTGCTGAAGAAACCAGTGATCTTTTCTTTGGTGTCGAGGATGTCGCCGCGCTTGACGCCTGCGTTGATCAACTTGTCGACATGGGCGGCACTATTGTCTTCCAACATCGATCCAAAGCGGATGATGCCACCGCCAGCCAGCAGCGATGCATAGGTCTGACCTTTCTCCCGCATGGCGCGGAAACCTTGTCCAGCGTTCTTGAGCGGATTGTACGACGCCCCGGAGAGTGCAGGAGTGGTCATCGAGTCGCGAATCAGGTTGCGGATCTTGAACGCGGGATTTGCGGTGACGCCCATGGTGAGCAGCCGTTTGGTCTTGGTGAGCGCGTCCATAGCCATCCCTTTGAACCCGCTGAACTCCAGGGCGTTCAGGGATTCGAGGATAAGGGGATCACTGACCGAGTAATATTTCTTACCCCACATCGAAACAGTGGTGTCCGTGGTGGCGGTCTTCTCGATCCCGTTCTCGAAATACTTCGTTCCGGCTTTGATCTCTTTGTCGAATCGGCCCATGTAATAGACGGAACCTTTTCCCTTGGGGCTTTCCCCAAGATATTCGGCGATCCCCATATCCTCCGCAGCCTGGAGCGACTTGGACGCGGCCCGGTTCTTGGCCGAGGCATCGAGGACGTGCGACCAGTTCATTAGGACATTGGCCAGCAGGTCGTTGTGGAGCTTCCTGGTGCCACCCTTCAACTGCTTGAAGGCGTACTGCCGGACCAGGCCGCTGCCACTGCGTGGGTTATCGACGCCATCGACTGCAGCCCGATAGAAGGGGACGTACATGTCGTGTTCCCATTGCGCCCGGGTTTCGCTGTCGATCAGTTCCGACTGCTCGGCGATGTCCATGACGTTCTTGTTGGCGCGGACGTAGTCTTTCAGCACCTCTTTATAGACGGTGGCCCGGTCCTTGCCGTCAGGCATTTTTCCCTGGTTGAGCTTGAGAAGTGCTTCGATGTCCGCTTCCTGGAAAAGGTTCTCCCGCTCCTCGGCGGTGAGTTTCTCAGCCCGGTGGGCCGCGATCCACCAGAGGAAGTCGTGCTGCTCACCTTGCAGCGCCTGCAGCGATTCGATGATTCCCTTCGTCTTGCCGACGACGACATCGGTGACACCGTCTCGGAGGATGAGATCACCGAAGTGCATCATCGCTTCCAACGCGCCACCTTGACCGGCAGCCATCCGGGCCTGGATATAAGCATCCTGGCCGAGTTTTTTCAACGGGGCATACTGGTCTACCAAATAGTGCTGAATCTTCAGCTTGAGGTCTTTACGGGTCTCAGTCCACCAGTCCTTCATGGTCACCGGTTCGACAATCGCACCTACGTTCTTTTTGGCCTGGATGGTGGCCGCATCGTAGGTGCGTTTGGAGCGCATCGGGAACGAGCTGGGCGTCTTGTCGGTGATCGGGATGTAGGGCAGGGAGGTTTGCACGTCTTCCCCTGCTCCTTCTCCATTAAAATAATCGATAAGAGCATCACCACTTATAGGGATTGTGGTAAGAATAGCTCCCATCTTCTCCTTACCCCAGGCCTTGAAGATGTTGGGCAGGTCAACGTCGTAGAGTTGTTTGAGGCCTTCTCCTCCGACTTTAAGATCGAGGCCAGAGAGTTCTTTTGGGGTTGCGTAGGTCTCAGCGTCTTCCTCGAAACCAACACTTCCATCGACATCTTTTCCTTCTCCTGCGACTATCTTATTCGCGATTTCTTTCCCTACCAGACTCTCAAGATCTTTTGGAGTTTGCCCATATTTTTCGTAGACAACCCCTCCATCTTTATCCTCAACTGAAACGTCATACCCCCCACCTTCAGATTCGGCATGGACGATCCTGGATATCTGCTTCTCGAGAGAATACCGGTCGGCCTGTGTCTCGCCAGCGGTGCGGCCTGGTTCGGTGGCCAGCGCCACGCCGTCGAAACCCTTCTCCTTGGCATAGGCCAGGATGCGCTTGACGCCGACTTGGTAGATGTTGTCCTTCATGTAGCCAGGCATCTTGGTCTGATTGAACTCGCTCGGACCTTGCATTTCCTCGACGCGCAGGATGCGCTCACTGTTCGGCCCGGCGACCTCGTTGAAGCGGATGCGGACGATAGGGTTGGCGATATGTTCGTACTGACCATGGCCGTCCTTCCACTTTGTGGTATCGTTCAGTCGTTCAGCCATCAAGCTCATCTTGGCATCGAGATCAGCATACTCTTTCGTCCCGTAGCCATCGAAGCCCAGTGCATCCCGTTGTTTCTTGAGCGCCAGGTATGCGGACTTGTCTGCAGGTGGCGCTTTCAGTCCCGGTGCCGTGACAAACATCTCCCGGTAGCTACCTTCCTTCGCTCCAGGGGTGGTGTAAGTGCCGAAGTGGGTTTTCCCTTCACTTTTCGCGTTGGAAATGTCTCCAATTTTGACCGTATAGTTTTCCCAATTATCAATGATATAGGGAGCAATCACCCCACTATCTGTCACGATTTTTATCGCTCTTCCTTCACTATCTATCGCGTAGATTTTACCGCCGTCGGCAATGATCTGTTTGGCGTTACTCACCTCCTCCACGGTCTCATCTTGGGATTCACTCAGGATCACGTCTTCATAGTCGACGGTGGTCGCCTTGACGAAGTCGGAGAGTTCGGCCTTGGTCACCTTGTCAGTCGGCTTCTTGGCAGCCAACCAGGGCCGGAGGTCGTCCATCTCACCTTTCTTGACGCCTTGCTTGAGCAGGAAGTTCTCGACCGACTGCGCTTTCATGTCGGTGAATTTGGTATCGGTGACCTGCTGCAGTTTGGAGAAGAACGCTTTCGACCGACGGATGTCGGGGTTGGTCGGATCGAACTCACCAGTATTGCTGACGGCGCTCTTGACCTGTTCCGGTTGGAAGGCCAAGTAATGGGTCTGGCCGACGCCGTCCATGTTGAACCGGGAGACGGTGTGGTCGATGAACCCGTCAAAACCTGCATCCTCAAAAGCCTGGCGGATAACCTCAGCAGACATCAAACCACTGTCGTTGTCATAATCAGTGGCGTAAGCCAGGCCTTCACTTTCCTTGAGGATCTTGATCAGTTTATCAGCACGGATGATGTCACCGAAATAAACCGCTTGCTGCACATCCTCGCGGACCTGATCGAAATTTCCTTCATCCAGCCGCCATATTTGTTTTTCGATGGACTTGAGGATATCAGCAATCGGCCCAGAAGGTTCCTGGTCATAATTGTTCTCGTCGAACATCTCGCGGGCGCGATCCTCGATCTGGTCTTCATAATCCTCGCGATCTTCGTCGGTGAGATCCTCATCAGCTTTGATCTCGTCCCAGGCCTGGGCCTTAAAGTTGTTCAGCTCATCCTCATCAATCTCCAGATCGTAGCCGAGATAGGTGGGGTTATCGCCGCCGAGGACCACAGGATTCTGTAGGGAGAGGTACAGCTCCATCACCTGGGGCTTCTTGCCGACCAGTTCCTTCTTGGCCAGGCTATGGGCCTTCTTCTCGATGGCGGCATCCGTCGCGTTGTCGCGCAGACCAAAGGCCTCTGGGTCTTCGGAGATCTCTTGCTGCAGCCGTTCAACTTTGGCCTCGTAACGGTTGGTGAGGTCCGGCCCCATCCCTGCGTAATTTTGGTCCGAGTCACCACGCTCATCACTGAAATAGAAGGCACTGCCGAGATCGTTTTCCTTCCGGGCTTTTTCGCGGTCAAAAGCGAAGAACCCGAAGGTGGTACCATGATAGACGCGGACAGGATCGCCATCTTGATCGACGGCTTTGCTGTCCTTGAACCATCGCTTGAAGTTCTCGCTGGTGGTATCGACAGGTTTGTACTTGGACCGGTTGAACCGGGCGTCGTTGGGGTTGAACTCGCCAGTATTCAACTCGGCGCTCTTAACCTGATTGTTCTCGAAGACGACGACATGCTCCTCGTCCTGCAGGATCAGGCCATCGTAGCCAGCAAGCTGCTGCCGTTTCGTCCAGGCCTGCGCCTCCTCAACGGACCGGAAGGTCGGCAGCTCGTAGCTGTTCATGGTCCGAGGGTTTTCGAGCTTGACGAAGAACGACTGCACGTCGCCATAGGCCTGGGACTCGGTGCGGTCCATAGCGAAGAAATGCCCGAGGCCTGCGCCGGGGGAGAGCCGGTTCTTGCCGAGTTTGGTCTTGTCGAACGCCTCGAAGGTCTCGGGGCTGCCGTGGTACACGCGAACCGGCGCGCCTTTCTCATCGACCAGCTTGCTGGCACCAAACCATTTCTTGAAGTTGGTGCTGTTGGTGTCGACGGGTTTGTATTTACCGCCGCCCGCAGGACCACCCTTCTTGGTAGCGATCAGCACCGGACCTTTTTTAACCACCGATCCTTTTCCGAAAACCTTCTCGATCTCTGGGATGTATGCGGAGGTTTTCTGGCCAACCTGATAAGCATCTTTTTTAGCCACCTCTCCGGCCTTTGGAGCCTCATACATCGAGAAGAAGGCCTTACCTCCAGGTTTCAGGGAGTCATGCGCTGTGGCTATGACACTGGTCCTGGATTCCGCTTCAGGGATCACGTTGAGGACGTTGCTGATCGTGGCCGTGTCAGCCTGGCCACCTTTGAGTTTGGCTTCCGCTGCAGCGTTGTGCGCTTCTTCGCGGTTGAACCGATCCCAGACGACATTCTCGACATCTTTGGTTTTCAACCAATCGGTGATCTGATCATATCGACCGCCACCAATATCCGCGTTCAATGGGCCGAGTTGGATCTGACCTTTCCGGAACGCAGAAAAGATGACCGGCGCTTTAGTCTCTGGATTCGGATAAGAGATCGAAGTCGAAGCACTAGACACCCGCTGTTGTGGTGTACCCCAGGCTTTTGAACGCTGGACGTCTTTGGGGTAGCGGATCATACCTTCGCTTATGGAGTAATCTTTGTTCCGTCCTTTGTTCTCGACAAACCCAAATCTTTTATAAAAAGTAACAAGCCTTCCTCGGGACGTGCTGCCACTCAGATCGCCCTTAACGCCAGGGCTAAGGAGTACCCGCCGTCCATTCTCATCGGCAATTTTGATCAGGTCTTTCATGTAAGAAGAGCCTATACCCTGCTTTCGGTTGGCCTTGTCAACAATAAATGAAGAGAGTACTAAGTCCCCGTTCTCACGTTCATGGGTGAGAGAAGAAATAACGTTATGATCCTTTTTCAACGCATCAAGTTTGGCCCTGACCGACCGTTGAACATTGCGCAGACTGCTACCCTGCAGCATAGAGCTGCCGGTCTCGCCGTTGGCGATGCGCTTCATGACTTTGTCGATGGTCGCTGTTTCGGCCTCGACAGGTTTGTCACCACCACGCTTGAGCCATTCCTTGGTGAGCCGGAAGAGGCGATTCGCATCGATCTTGGTCGGATCAGGAACAGTAAAATCGGTGTCGGTCCGGGAGTAATCTTTTTTGAGCTTGATGTAATTGGGGTTGACCTTCTTGGTCGGTTCCCAGGTCATCTTGCCATCCTTCATGACCTGCTGGTGGATGAACTGGAACTGTGGAAAAACCCCTACGGTGCCGCGTTCTTTAAGAAGCGCGAGGTAGCGGTTGGTAGCTTCCTTGTCGGTCATCCCTTTGCGATTGGAACCGTCGCCGACGTTGAGGATATCGGCCATCAGGATCTTGAGGTCGCCGACGCCATAGTCGGTATTCTTTCCGGTCTTCGCGCTGAAGCGGGGCTTCTGCATCTTCTCCAGTTGGGTACCAGTGAAGTTTGTCCAGGAGAGATCCTCGGTGTAATATTCCTTGGGCATGCCGCTGGCATGGAAGGGGATGATATAATCGATCCACGGCTGCTGCAGTGCCCAGTGGGTCATGTTCTCGCTGGTGGTAACGAACACCGTGCCGACGTTGCCGCCTTCGATCTTGCGGAACTTCTTGGCGGCTTCCCATTCCATGCCCATGGTGGTGTCTTGCTTGATCTCAAACGTTCCGTCGGCGTTGGTTTGCTCAACCCCGAATACCGAGCATTGAATCTTCAGACCCGTCTTTCCAAAGGTGCGAACGAAATCCTCGACCTTGGTGTAGGCGTGGGCGATCATGTCGGTGATGTGCAGATCCTGCACCAACTGCATCAGGTCCATCGCATGCTCGATCTGGAAGTCCGAAGTCGAGAAGATGCGGAACCCGGCCCGAGCGTTCAGATACTCGCGCAGCGGCAGGTTGTGTGTTTTATCAGAAGAGGAGTTGGCCTTGGTGAGCATCTGGGCCTTGTACTCCTGATAGGTCTTCACCTTGTTCTGAGTGGAGGCCGAGGCACTGCGGTTATTGATGTGCTGATAAATCTCCGCAAATTTCTTCTGATGTTCAGAGACATTCCGCTGGGCGTACTCTGGATCGATCAGATACCTGTAATCAAAATCCTCAAGGGCGAACCCAGCCGCCTGGGCCTTCTTGGCCATAGCCAGGTCGGCTTGATACCCTGGTGCCTTTTCATTGAGGAATTCGGTCTGACCGGCCATGGCCGCCGCGTAGCGGTTGACCTCTTGCAGGAAGATACGCCGGGGCGATTCCACATAACAATAGAGGCAGGGTGCATCATGGCCGTCTTCCACCATCTGGATGGTGAGCATGATCGATTCGTCGATGTTAGGAGCGCGACCGAGCCGCTTGGCGAACTCGGAAAGGTTGGCACCATAGCCGAGACGTTTGACGCACATCGAAGCCAGGTCGAACGACCAGAGATAAAGGTTATCGTTATTGCTCCGTATCGGGCCGCCGTCCACCATCGCCTGCCGGGGGAGACGGTCCGCGTTTTTCTCAAGGAGATCCTTGAGGATCTGGAACTCTTTCTCGCTGACCAGCAACTTTTCGATCTTGTCCGGAGCAACGTCATTCTTTTTAAGGTAATTCTTGACGGAGGTCGCCCGCTCCTTGGTGTTGTGGGTGCTGCGCTGCACCCCCGGCCCTGGAGGGGAAAGGATCGATCCTTTTTCCCGGGTGTTCTTTGCCATGAAGTCCTTCTGAACGCTGCCGAATCCTGCCTCCTGATGGATGGCGGCGTCGGCCAGCGCGGTCAGATCCTCAACAGAGAAGTTTCCAGGATTGATCCCGATAGCCCGGAGCGCATCCTTTACTTTCTGGATGAAGCGTTTGACCAGGCCGGTCTCCGGAGCATCCTCAACAAGATAGGCCAAGGCCTCCTCAGCGCGTTCGTCGTCGGTCTTGTTGTCGTTGTTCTCGTCCTGGTTGACGCGGTAGTAGGCGGCCCGGATGGCGTCCCCTGTCTCCCCGCGCTCCTGTTGCCGGGCGTGGATCGATTTCAAGAGCGCCTTGAAGTCGCCTTTGTCGCGGATCAGTTTGCCGACATGGGTGCCAATCTCATGGCGGATGAGTCCCCAGAGATTGTCGGGAGCGATATTCTCTGGAATCAAGTAGGTGATCTTGTTGTCGACGAAACCTTGGGTGCCGTCTTCATTGACGCCGGTCATGGCCTCGGCCTCGGCTTGCGTCAAGACCTTGATCTTACCACTGCGAATCAACGCCTCGGCGGCCTGGCGCTGGATAGGAGACAGAGAGGAAAGCGCCTTACGGATCTTCCCTCTCTGCTCTTTGGTCAGCACTTCTTGGGTGGTGTTCCCTTCGGTGGCGGAAATCCCTTCGGTGGTGCTTTCACTGGTGCTTTTTTCGGTGGTGCTTTGGCCATTGTCTTTCTCCTTGAATAGTTTGTCGTTTACTTCTTCACCTAAATACTCAGCCTTATCAGCCAGCACTCGCCGCCGATAAACTTTTGGATTCTCGCCTGGTTTCTGCTCAGGTTTTACCCAGGAATTCCGGTAAGCGGCCTTGAGATGTTCCCGCTGCTTGTCGTTGTATTCCGGACCGTCGAAGGACTGCGCATTGAAGCTGCGCGGGTCGTTCTCGATCTGATCGACGATGCCGCCGATCTGCTCATCCTTGACGAAGGTGATCTTGTCTTCCTGCAGTTCGTCGGGGTTGAACGAGGTATCTGGTTTAGCGGCCTCCTGCTTGCTAGCCTCCTCGGCATTCTCCCAGGCGTCCCGGTGCTGCTGAGTGAGTTCGGCCTCCAAGGATTTCTGGGTCTTGGCCGCGAGGAGCGTCTGCACCATGTGATCGAGATTTTGATATCCAAGTTCTCCGGCAACCGTGTCAGGCTGCTGGGTTCCGACTTTAGAGAGCAGGCCCGGGTACCGTTTCCCTAATTGGGATAGAGTATCGCTGTCGTAATCTTGGGCAAGTTGTTCGGAGTTGAGCTTGCCGCGTTTTTTGATCTCATCGACATGCGCGTAGATCGGATCGCTTTTGATAGTGGCCATGGCCTCAGCTTTTGCTGATGCTCTGACTTCTTTGGGGATAGCCTTGTCATTGATAACGGCATCCTGCTCGGCTTCTTCTTTTGCCCATTGTTTGTCGCGGGTGATGGCGCGGGCGCGGGCACGTTCGATCCTGACCTCGCGCTCGAATTTCTGGGCCTCGACTTCATCGATGTTGCCGCCGGTCTCCGGAACGGTGCCGTACGCCTGGAAGGTTTCGTCATACTCGACGGCAGCAGCGTCCGCCTGGGCGTACTTGGGGTTTTTCTTGTTGACTGCGGCTATGGCTTCACGTCGTGCGGCTTCCTTCACCACGGCGGCCTGAGCGGCCTCCTGGGCCTCCTTCTCTTTGGCAGCGGCCCGGCGCTCACTGAGCTTGCCGGTGGCGTTGGCGGTCTGGTTATGCTCCAGGGCGGCACGGGTCTGCGTCTGCCATTCGGTGTACCCGGCAGCGGCCTCTGCGGCCTGGGCATCGAGCTTGGGTGCAGCGGCGGCCCGTTTGGCCTCGTCAAGTTGCTGCTCGGGTGTCTTGTTGACCAGATTAGGATCAGAGATGCCGACGATGCTGGCCCGATCATCGAAGTTATTAAGCTCGTTGTATTTCGGTAACCCTGGTTCTTGAGCAGGAGCAGGCGCGTTTTCTGCAGGCGTTTCTCGTACCTGGCGTTGGTAGGCCTCTGGTGTGACGAACGGGGCGACCTCTTCCTGACGCAGGCCTGCGTTCTGCAGCGCCGCGCTTGCAGCAGTGGCCCATTGTTTATAGTCTTCCGAGTTGGCTACGGTGGTGATGTCCCCCGTGATAATGGCTGCTCGGCGCTCGGCCAGCGACTTGCGCTCTTGGTTGGCCCAGTCCGCTTCAGTCTCAGGATCGAGGATCTTGGTAACCGGACCGGTCTGCACCGGCGGTAATACAGGAGCGGCCTGTGCAGCAGGGGCTTCTGGGTTATATGTTTGGAAAGCAGCATCAGCGGCTTCCAGCGCGGTATTTTTACGAGCGATATCGTTCTGGGCCTGGGTATAGCGGCGAATCTGTTCTGCTTCCAGGAGGTTGGTGTCATCAGCGACGACCAACTGTGAGACCTTAGTAAGAGGTCCACCTTTACCTGCAGCTTCTACGTCGTTAAGGCGTTGCTGCACCGAGTTAAGTGAGGCCTCTCGCTCGTTGATAATGGCGTCGATATGCTCTACTCCCAAACCTTTGGAAGCAAGCATTTCCGGAGTATATCCTTCGACATCTTTTCCCTCTTTGAGGGCGATCAAATCACGAGTTGGAAGATTGGCCTTGCGCAGTTCAGCAGCGGCGAGGTTGCGATCCAGTGCGGCTTTAGCCTCAGCCTTCTGCTCTGGGGTTTGACTTTGACCATGGGAGGTTGCACCTATGTTGGCTGCTGACCCCATCGCGCCACCAGAGAGAATCGCCATGGCCGCAGCTTCGTCGAGGCCTTCCGTCAGCGGCTTTCCTGTCGCGGCGTTCTGCCACATAGTCTCCTGAATGGTCTGGGGTAGCTCCTCAAAAACAGCTTCGGTGAAGCCTCCTGCAGCCATACGTCCAGCGACTTGAGCAACCGACGAAGCGAATCCTTGCTCACCTTGCTCTATTCCTGCGTTAGTTGCGATCTTTTTGAAATTATTAGCGAATAGAGTGTCAACGTCGGTAAGTCCTAATTTCTGCGCAAATTTACCACCTAATACCCCAAACGCAGTGGTGCCAATACCTGACCCCACAGCCATACCTGCTTGGGATGGGGTGATGGTTCCAGAGGCCGAATCTTTACGGATACTCTCTGCAGCCGATCCGGCACCCATGATGCCTTCACCTAGAGCGCCCCCAATTACCGGTGACAATCCTGTGGCCGCTACTAACCCTTCACCTACCAAACCTCCCGCAAGTCTAGTTGGAAGTGACTCACCAACAGTAGTCGCAATTGTGCTGGGGTTACGAACGGCAGCGGCGAATTTACCACCGAAACCTTTCGCATTGGTAACCTGTTGCTGCGCCCATTGTTGAGGAGCAGAATAAGGAGACTCCTCTATATATGGGTTGCTTTTCTTATCAGCGATATCCTGCTCATGTCCAAGCAGGGCTTGCTCGGCTTGCAGGGGATCACCATAGACATCATTGAGGCCGACAAGACTGGCCGACCGGCCCGCTTGTCCCATAGTGGGAATATCTGCTATACCGATCAGCGCATCACCAAGATTGGTGATACCTTTCGCCCCCGTCGCCAACACATCCTGTGTGTTGGTCTTCCAGTTGCGGTCAGGTTGTGGACCGTTAATGACTGGAGCAGAGCCGGTGAGATTGGTCGCAGCGTCATCCGCTTTGCTACGTTCAGTGGCTTGTGCTACGAGGGCATCAGTATTCTCAGCGTCCAACTGTTTCCAGATATCCATGAGCTGTTCCTTTTATCGTTGTTGACGTGCTTCGGCTTGCGCTCGGCGATTTACTACCTCTGCATAGGTAGTAGGATCTGCCGTCCGTAACTGTTGCAGGTAGGCCTCTCTGCTCGTTTCATCTCCCATACTGGCAAGCATGGAGATATGCCCTGTGGCGTCCTGGGCCTTCTGGGTGGTGTTAGCCGTTTGGGCGGTCCCACCTTGTTGCGGAGGACCAGCAAGGTTGGTTCCCGCAGGACTATTCTCTGGAACGGCCTGAGCCTTCGTTGTCCCACGATTTCCAGTATAGACTACCTGCGGAGGTTTGATCCCGGCAGGATCATTGACGACGTGACCTGTGAAGCTCTCACCGTTGCTCTCACCTCTCGTGGGCACCTGCTGCAGGTTATTGGTCTGCAGCTCGTTGTTGCCGCCGACATCTACTCTGGCCCTGGCAGGATCGACACCTTGGATGATGGCCTGACTTGTGAGCCGGTTGGCATCGCCCCGAGCTTGATTAGCGGCCAAATTTCTGGCGGCAGCTTCGTTGGCACCGATAGTGGTGCCGAGACGTTGATTCTCTCCGGCCTGTGCGTTGGCCGCGATGCCTGCAGTATTGGTATTATTCATCCCGGTGGTGAGTACCGCGTTGGCATTCTGCATGCCTGTACGGTTGGTGGCTCCCGCCTCTTGCATGCCGGTACGTCCGGTGGCACCTTCTTGAGAAAGTTTTTCTCGTTCCAAAGCGGATTTATTGGTCTGGGTATTCCGGAAGACATCCATCTGCTCTTTGTACATGGCGTTACCGGTCTTCCAGCCGATTCCCGCAGCTCTCCTCTCCTCTTGGGTCATCATCTTGGGAACGCCTGCCAAGTTCTCATCAGCATGTAAACTGGGTGTCCGGGTGGGTCCGGAACCGCTTCCTGCATTCATCTGATTGAACTGCGCTTTCATCGCAGCCATGCTGCCCGCGTTGACGCCGGTCGGCTCGTTGAACGCAGCCCGGTCAGCACCGGATCCGGTGATGGTATAGCCATTGGCCGTGGTAGTTCCTATATCGCCTGCAAGATTCCGCTGGGCGGCATCGTTGGCGTTGCTCCTTCTCAACTGCGCCTGGGTGGCGATCTTCTCAGCCGAGGGTGGTGGAGCGTAACCAGGAGGAAGTCCAGGGGTGGTGGGGATATTGGTGCGAGGTGCAGGTTCAGGCCCATACTGAACCATCATCCCTGGTTGTTGCATCGGACCTTGAAGGGATTTAGCTGCTGGTGTTTCCTGGGCTGCAGCGGCAGGAACACCTATCTCTGCAGTCTTAGGAAGACCAATATTAAACTGCTTCTGCGTTAGAGGTTGCGTGTCCCCAGTTAACGCAGCATAGCCTGTATCCATAGCTCCCTTAGTTAAATTCACCAGGGGTTGATAGAGTTTCTCATTACCATATTTGAGGGCGTCCAACTGCTGCCCTCCAACGGCTTTCGCTCCTGTAGTTACGTCGTTGGCGTAATTTTCGACAGTATTCCCAACATTCTTGGCGATATTTGTACCTGCATCTCGGGCTAACTGGTTGATACCCACACCGAGCGCAACAGCATTGCCCGACTTCTTGGCCACGTCGATCAGTGGATTATTCGCTACCGCGTCATAAACAGGAGAAGGTGCTGGCGCTGCCGCAGGCTTTAACCCAGATTCAAATGTGGGTGCCAGACCTAATTTTTTATTGTCTTCAGGGTATGCCATCGTTCCTACCTCTTACTTCGCTCCGGGGTGCAACACCACCGGTAACGCTTTTATTGAGTACAGCGCGAAGAATGCGCCGTCTACGTTTTCAATTCGGATCTGCCAGTATCGGGGCTGCGCCGTTCGCGGTACAGGAACGCGGATATTCCCCAATCCATTTCCTTTCACCGTCTGGGTGAAGGCCAGGACGCCATCTGCAAACGCACTCAACTTTAGATATCCGGAAGTGTCCACGCCAAAATAAAAAAATCGGAATCGTTTTGAGTTATTTATTCCCATGTCCATTTTTTCAGTATCGATCCTGGCGGCTATTCGCACCCCACTATCGTTATACCCCTCGATCTCGAACAATCCAGAATCCGTAACCCCGAGATATTTGTCTCCAAATTTGCACATCGAGTTGTAGGCCTTGGTGGTCTGGGCCGCAGCCCTTGTTTTCAAATTGATCTCAAGCATTAGATTATCTCCAAGGTGGCGGTACCTACGTCATATGGAACGAGGTAAAGAGCAAAGGTTATTTTATGCAAAGGCCACACTGGCCAACTAGCTGGCTTTTCCGAGGTGACATCCACTGTCGTTGAAGGGAAGGTACTTTCGTAAGCACTCTTGATCCGGGCCAAGGCGCTCGTCAGTGGTTGATGGGGGAGTGCCCCACTCCTTGGCCTGTTCCCGAATAGAAAATCGAATTTTACGGTACTTGCGTCAGTGATAACTATATTTGTTTCTGTGTCTATTAAGGGAAGAATGCTTCCTTCAGGAGCGGACATCGCCTTGTGGGATGAATACTCGTGGGACGTAACAATGGACATTTTGATAAAAACTTCGGTGGCTGTGTCATATAAAAAGCATTTATTGAAATCTACTACAGAATCAACAATAGCAGAATTGTTAATATACGAACTGTACTTCCAATCCCATTCATTCCAACATTGTGTATAAAATTGACCGTTATACCACACCTGTTGTGTTAATACTGTGCCATTTGATATTTCAGAAGATGTATCAATATTATCAAAAAAGGTATTTAAAGTAAGAGATGTAAAAGTAGAATCACCATACGCATATATACCATTTGAATCAGATGCGGAAACGTTTGAATAATGATTAGTACCATCTGTAACATAATAACAATAGGGAAGAACAGTGCCACTTTTTACAATTGGATTGTTAGAATTAATTCTTCCATCTACATAATCGTAATAATAAGAAGTTATGTACTCTTTAGTTAATAGATCCCTTCTTATTGTTATAGTTTCACCGGTGTCCCGCTCTTTAAATGTTAGCGTTCCGGAGGTTATCCAACTCGATGAACTAACCCATTCTTTATCTGTTCCGTGAGAAACGTAGTCACCTGAAGTAAAATGTAAATCAGTGAAACATTCGCTAGAGGTTACAGGTATAGCTGATCCAATATACGCTGCGATATCTGAGAATAGTGCAGTATCTTTAAGAGTGAGAGCTTGGGTCTGCGTTAGACTTGTAGGAATCCCTCCAGCGGAATGGGGAACAACAGCGAAGCTATCATCCAGTACGTTGTATAAAGACAGAAAATCTGTTTCTCCTGCCTCGGTCATGAAGGTAAACAAGATGTGGGGACGATAGGTAGGAGGAGCAAATTCCTGTTCGGGAAATACATAGTTCAGATTCTGGAGGATATGAATAACCCCCAGGACGGTATCAGTATTCGTCTCGGCGTCCCATATCACCGCCACTAGCACCTGCGGTTCTAAAAAATTCTGGACCTCCGGCATAGGGAACATCAGGGCCGCATCTTCAAAGTAATCTTCCGGGAGCGTCGCCTCCTCGCCCTTGACCATCGCCTTCCGTGTCCCGATGTCCGTGTGAATCCACACCGGAACGTCGTCCACGACCACTTCCCCCTGGGGAGCGGTGTATTTTATTTTTACGTTTTGGCGCGACGCGAGACCTACGACGACCGCAAGCTTGACATAGCACTTTTTCAGCGCATCCTTTGTCAGACCGATAGTGGCCAGATATTCGTAATACTCATGATCTGGTCGCCCCGGCCAGAGCGGCTCGGTAATTATCATCGCTTATTCCTTGGGTGTTGCCCATTTTTGCATCTTACCATGGAAATAAAAGGGAGAGACGGTAAGGACATCGAACTGGGGTTGCTGCATCAAACAGTTACGGTCCTGATCAAAATCCGGAACAGGGGGCTTATCAAGTTTTGCGCCTATGGTTACCAGCACATATTGACCAACATAATATCGTTCCCAACCTGCAGAAAAGATCTCTTTTTTAAGCACATAACCTTTCCCTTTGCAGACGTCGATATCATATTTGAATCGGTTACGCCGCATGTCCTCGTAGGTGGGCTGCTCTGGATAAATCTTCTTGATTATCCCCATAGAGAAATGGGGAAAACAGTAACACTCCCTACTTTTTTCTGACTTATCCCCACCTCCTCCTTTCGTGGTGATCTCCATCGTTCGCAGCCCAAACACCTTGGAGCATTTTATTAATACTCCAGGAGCCGGGCGGGAAAGAGAGGTGTATTGTTCGAGACCTTGGAACTCCATCGCATTTTCCAAGAGCAGCATCTGCCGATGCCCATCACCGACAAAGGAGTACCCGGCGACCTTATCGCCGTTGATGACTATTTTGGTGGGGATGCTCATGCAAGCGGATCGTGCTCGTAGGAGTGCGACTCGCTGAGCGATGCCTGGTTCGATACCGATTTAGAGGAAGATTCGTTTCCGCTGTAACCCATGCTTGCGCTGGCGTTGACAGCGGCCATCATCGAAGCCACGGTCTGCGCGGCGATCTTGGCCATGTCACCGGTTACCCGCTCCTTCAAACTCATCTCGGCATTGTACCCGGCAACCTCTTGCTCGGCGGTGGCGATGGCTGCCCGCACCTCGAGATCCGCCGCCGCTACCTTGGCCTTGATCACTTCGATGGCTGAGGAGTTTTGCATGGCGATCGCCTTCTCGGTTTCAGAGTACCCTTGAACCCGGCCATTGAAGACATCGATCAGTCCTTTATTGCTGCTGGTAACCACGTCGGCCTTGGTCTTGAAGGCATCGTATTGCGTCTTGAAGATCTCTGCCGCCGAGTTGTTCCTGGCCGCTACAGCTTTTTCCGCCTCCGCGAAGCCCTGCACCTCGGCGTTGTAGACGTCAACGATGCTCTTGTTTTCAGAGGCTGCGGCCTCGACCCGAATTTTAAGAGAATTCCACTGCTCTTTGAAAATCTCAATTGCACCTTTGTTGCCTTCGATCACGCCTTTAAGAGCTTCTACCTGGGCCTGCACTCGGGTCTTCTTCCCTTCCCAGCCTGCCACATAGGCGCGGATGCGCTCGGCGTACTCCTGCACCAGCAGAGTGGCCTGGGACTTCACATACTCCAGCGCGGTTTTGTCCTTCTCGTTGATCGTGTTTCTGATCAGTGTTTCGAGCGCCACGGCCTGCTGCATCATGAACTGACTGTTCTTCTGCGCAAGGTCGCCTTGCGTGGTTATGATGCTGTTGTTGATCTCGGTGTCCTGACGTATGCCTTCCGCTGCGAAATCGGTCAGGGCGCTCAGGAGCGCACCAGGAGGCAGCGTAAATCCTCGTCCCGCGATATCGTTATTGAGTTTTTGGTAGGCCACGTCCCGGGCCGTCTGCTGCCGATTCCGGGCGCGATCCCAGATGGCCTGCTCGACAATAGGATCAAGGCCCGTGGCCCCCTGCTGCAGGTCCGTCAGCATCCGGACCAGGATCGCATCGTACAGGGTAGTCGGGATCAGGGAAGCTGACCAGACCATCGAGGCGTTAACCTCTGCAGGTAAGGTGGTGTCGGTGAGATCGTTGGTGGTAATTCCGGGAAGAGCAGAGATCACTGGTTCCGCGTACGTCGCATCGGGAGGAAAAGCTTTCAACGTTGAAGAAAATTCAGGGACATCGAGTCCGGTCGATGTGAGCGTTACGGAATAGCTCTCATCCTGCACGGTCTGTAGTGTTCCCATATCGAAGGTGGGAGCCGTCAACCCACTCTCTTTCAGTCCGATGGTGGTATCAACTGCCGGGACATCGATGGCGATCGTTGGGGCGCTGGCGATGGCCGCAGACATGTCTCCCAGATATCCGGAATCCCCGTCGGCACCAACGAGAAGATCGAGCATCTCTTCAGCTTTTTCAAGAGATAATTTGAATCGCTGCTCGACCAGAGCGTAGGGAGCATACGGATCCCCTATGGCCATTGTGCCTACGATACTTGGAACGGTTACATAATCACCGACGTTGGACATTGTCGTTACCTCTCAAAAGATAAAATTGGAGACGAAGAATTTGCTGGTACAGTCGCGGAGATCGCCTCATCCTGCGTGTATTGTAAAATCCCTGGACGAGAGGATTTGACTGTACCCCTTATGAGGGGTAGAGGCGCGTGGAAACTGCTATCTCCGAAAACTAGAAGATATCCGCTTCCCTGGTAATCGACTTTCCTCGGTCTGAAATCAGCATCTCCCGCTACCCCAATGGTCCCAGATGCCGAAACCACAATCTGCCGGGGGATAAACGATATCTCGGACGTGCTTCGTTGGCCCGTGACTACTGCTATTTTTGGAACAACTCGACCGAATCCGATGATCGGTGTGGATCCTTGTCCGATTATCTCAACTTTTTTGACGACGTACCGACCTTCATTATATGGCTCGACGTACTCTTTTCCGAATACCTGTGGTTTCTGGGGCGCGTAATTACCGCGACCACTAACCGGGGTAGATGCCGACGCCGTGACAACCGGGACTTTGGGACCATACTTTCCGTCTGTCACCAACCCCAACGTGTAACCAAAAGAGCTGACCTGTTTTTTCCGAGGTCGGTAATCCCCAGTATTGAAGTAGACCGTTCCTTGCCCGCTGACCTTTGGGGTGGAGGGAAGGTAATCACCGAAGGATCCTGCGATCTCCCCATATACCCGAGCTACTATCCCGCAGATCCCTGGAGAATAAGCACCGACACCAAAGATCGAGGAACTGCCATAGCTCGAAATACTGGGTTTTAAAGGTGCGAAATTTACTGTCCCACCTGGTGGCTCCCATTCCCACGCGGTGACATCATCGACGGTATCTGTGGCTGGATGCTTTGCAATTTCGCCATTAAAAATAACTTGGCTATTGGATATCGCCAGGCCATAGGTGGTAGCCGTTATTGCATCGCTGGATATCGTTATGGTTGTGCTTCTAAATCCCGCAGTGTTGTAGCTCCCACTCGAGTGGTTATTATTTATGACGATCTTGTCGAATGAGACTGGGGTTCCAAAAACAATGATCAGGCGTTGACTTGCGTAATCATTAGACCCGCTCCACCACGACGTTAACGCCGCAGATCCTACTTTTGATAAGGAGGTGTTGAACGCATTCGCTGCCGCGTAGTTTCCATTAGAACTGGACAACGCATAGGCGGTGTATCCAGAGGTCATTGGGATTAAATTACCCGCAAGATAGAACTCGATCCGGCGGACACCCATGAAGTCGGTAAGTCCCCAGTCACTAAGGACGTCGAAAATAACACTCTTAGCGGTCACATAAGTGGCTGGGGGGATGGTGGCTTCCCCTGCCCCTACCATTGCAGGAATCGGAGATTTGAAATCGCCGGTGGCCAATAATGTAGCAGAGCCTGCGCCCGTAATCACCGGTTGTGGGGGTCGGACATCTCCAGCGGTTGCTGAGGTTTCTGCGGTTCCTGTAATAGTGGTAATTGGTGGTCTGACATCCCCGGAAGCCAGCAGCGTAGAGAATCCCGATCCGGTAACTGTGGCGATCGGAGGTCGAACGTCACCAGCATTTGATGAAGCAGGGGGTTCAGCTTCCCAGAGGGTCTGCGGACTTGCTATATCGAGGTCGGGGTGTCTATCAACAACGACTTGAGCCAGTACCGTGGGACTTAAAATAGCTGCATTATAAGTGGTATCTGCGATCCGACGAGGAGAGGCGGTTACTTTTACATTCTTTACCCCGTATTGGGTAGATCCACCTGTTGTGTGACTATTGTTTATTACTATTTCATCAAATTCAAATGGAGTATTGAATACAACCGTAAGTCTTTGGTTTACACATGAGGCTGAAGATAACCAAGCATTGTAAAGGTAGCTCCCAGTTTTTGATAAAGAGGTATTGAAGGCAAACTCTGGAAGACGCTGATAATCATAACTTGTTGTAGCAAATGCAGAAAAGTTAGAAATAAGTGGGATTAGAGATCCATTATTGAAAAACTCAATGGAACGCACACCCATAAAATTTGTTGTATTATAAGCGTCTGCTATATCGAAAACTACACTTCGGTAACCTATTGTTTCTAAATTTACTGTTGGAGAAAAAATTGTTATAGGATCATCGACGCTTGTAGTAGTTGCAATTGGTATGTATGTATCAACTAGAACAGTGCTATTAGTAATAGCTGCGTTATAAACAGTATTAGTAATACTATCTGTTGAACTGGTAATTACTATATTTTTAACACCGTAATTACTACCTACAGTATTGCTAATAATAACGCTGTCAAAAGTAATAGGATTGTCAAAAACAATAATAAGTCTTTGATTATTATGTCCAGTTGAACCAGAAAGCCATATACTATTTATATAACTTCCTACTTTCGACTGTGATGTATCAAAAGCATTTCTCGCTACATAATCCGTGCCTGTATAAGTAGTCGTGGCATACGCCGTGAAACCAGAGGTTACCGGGATGAGGGAGCCACTAAGCCAAAACTCAATGGCCCTCACTCCCATATAATTAACATCTCCCCAGTTATCAGCTATGTCTATGACAACACTCTTGGCCGTGATAGTTGTTACTGGAGGAGCAACGTCCGCCATAATGAAGTTGGCAGCGTTGGCTGCGGGAGGCGTATACCCCGAAGCCATCGTGAAGTTGGCGGCGTTGGCCGCCGGTGGTGTATAGCTCATGCCGCTGGGATCGGTACGATCCCGTCAAGAACTTGGGTGTTTTCCCCAGCAGCACCGATAGCCTCGACCCTGAAGCTGTCCCCCGGATTAGCTGATACCGTCAGCGAATAAGCCCCTGTAGTTGGGTTAGATGTAGTTTTTGCCATTATTCCAAAATCTACCTTATTACGGTGGACAATAACCTCTCTTGCCGCTGGGGTCGTAGAAGCATCTTCAACTGTTCCGGTTATGAGGGCGAGTTTAGGAGCAAGTACGCGGCTAATAGTGTGGGGGACCACTCTCAAAATAGCCATGACTTACACCTCTTTAATGACAACATAGTTGGAGCTGTACAGGGTAAAAACTCGAACGTTAGTTCCGTCCGTGAGTTGATGCAGATCTAGATTAACCAAGGGAGTGGATTGTCTGATCCAAACATGTGGGAAGTACCCTATAAAGCCACTCGCCAAGGATGCACATCCAACTTGATCCAGTACATGCTCTGAGTTCAATGGGTCGGGAGCTGCGGAAAGTAGGTATGGACTTGCAGTGACTCCTGAAAATCCAGCACCTTTAGTGCCAGCATGATCAACCAGTACTGCTACACCAGAGTTGAAGGAAAACCCATTATTGACGAAGTAAGGCATTTCCTGTGATAATTTAGCTCCAGCGTTATAACTGTAGGCAACAGTGATGGTTACCGTCGATGCGCTCTTAGCTGTGATCACTGCGGCAGTTCTGTCTATTCTGGTAAGATCACGAATAAAAAGACGATCTCCAACTCTCCAAGTAGCTGGTACCGTTCCGACATCGATTACCACGGAAGATCCAGCAGTGATGGCTGCAGTACTCGTCACTACTGTCGGGTCATATAAGGAATCAGTGAGCATACCAAAGAAGGCCGGGTAATAAAGGATACTCCCACTATTTTGCCTGGATATTCCATACACAGCATTCAGATTCCCATAAATCCAGAGAATAGGGACGTCGGTGTCTGATATACTCCAGTTATTCGTTCCCCCATACAATTGTACGCCTACATGGGTGGAATTATTCCAGTATAGATATCCAGAAATACTGATATAGTTGGCTACGTACGCTACTTTAAAATATAAATCCTCATTACCAGATTCCCCCACAGACTTGATAACAAAGTAATCGTTGGTGGAGATAGTATCCTGGTTGACAGCGTAGAATGAATCATGGAGCGTCCACCCAATTCCTGTGGTCGAATAGTCATATGAGCCATTGCGCTTACAGACGAAATCACGAAATCGTTTGAATACTTCTGCGCGATTCGCACATGGAATATTTACCAGGTTAGCGTAGGCCATGGATTATGCCCTCGGAGGAGTGTACACAAACGAGTTGATAACGACAGGAGCGCCTGAAACGATGGTGTTAACGGTCATCTGCAGTTCCGCAGTCGAGAGCGTGGAGATCGCGCCATCGAAACGTTTTGCACTGGTGCTTGCCCCGGTGACGTAGGCGTTGTCATAGAAACGAAACCAACCTGCTACAGTGCCCGCACCGGCTCCCGCTTCACCTACTCCAGACCACGTCTCGGCTGCGGCCTTACTCAATACTCCTGCGACCGGTGCATCGAAATTGATACCGTTGGCCGCTTGACCCGCGACAAACGCACCGCTGGCAAGGGTGATCTTGCAGAGCAAGGTTCCTGATTCAACGTCGTTACAATCCGCCGGTTGCGTCCCTGAGAAGATGCACAGAATACCATTGGTGTAGGTGGTTCGTTGTGCGACTAACTCTGCCTGGACGTGCCCGGTGCTTAATCTCTCGGCCATTTTGATGCTCCTTAAACTGTGTGAAGTATGTGCGAGTCCGTAATCAGACAAGCACCGGTGGTATATCCAGACGGATATGCTATTTTTTCCTGCGTAAGATTGATCATATTCCCGTCGTCCATCCCCAGGCAGACGCCTTCCGGCGTTGCCCAGACCCGTCCAAACCCATTGAGCTTGTCGGAGATGGCGACTTTGAGGTCGATGGCGTCGTGCGCCAGGGACCACTCCAGCGCCGGGTAATCAGCAACCTTCACCTGGATGAAGTCGAACCAGCTCGTCCCGCGCAGGAACCATGTCTTCTCGCAGTCGGAAACAAAAACACCTGCCGCTACTGGACAGATCATGGTGATGTCCGATCCGAACTGGACGAACCCGCTGCGCTTATTGAACAACCCGAAAGCGAACGGTTCGTGGCAGATCCATAGTGTCGGGCCTTCTGCGATGAGCATCAGACCGCCAGCCTTGAAGGCGATGTGATTGCCCACCGGGGTTGGAACGAACTGCGAGTTCGTGTCAGGGCCGTGGTAGGTATTTACTGGCCATGCCGCTGACAACCCTTCATGAACGTAGCCATTCTGCAGGCCGTTGCTGTAATAGGTGTCAGTGTTCACCTGGGTGAAGCTCATTCGCTTCCCTTTTATCAACCCACTTCTAATTCCAGAGATCGAGAGGTCCGTCGCGATCTTCATTAGCGCGGCATCGTCGGTACGGTCCTGGATGACGAATGCGTCGCCGCCACTGCAAAATAAGGAGTGAAAGGTACCTGACTCTGCCAGCAAGTCCCCTTTGCGCAGGGAGACCATCCCAGTGTCGTCAATGGACACATCCACAGCCACAGCCAACTCGATCATTCCTGGGGCTTTATCCGACCCAGCAGAGATCCGAACAGGATCCGTGATGGTATTGAGCCCGAATGTCCCGTTGTAAATGTCGATAGGCTTTACCATCGTTCCCCCCGGGAAACCGGCGGATCCGGCATCGATACACCTTGCTTGTAAGCAATCCGCAGGGTTTCGAGCTGCTCGACGTACAGACCACGGTAGTAATTGGTGTCGGTCTTCGCTCCTTCCAGCCCTTGCTCAAGCTTTGCGTACAGCCGCCAGCAGGCGAAATTGAGAAGCATATCATCATAGCCTTCTGGGAGGAAGGCTTCGATCTCATCAGAGGTAATTAGCTCCGGTTTCCGGTGGTAGCTGAGGTGCAGATTGGTTAGGGCTACCGGCGACGGGGCGTACAGGAGGTCCGGCTGGACCACGGCCACGGCCTTGACCAAAGTCTCCTGTATGTAAAACGACCGGCCAAGCCGGTCGATCATTTGTGCTTTGCTGTTCAGGACTTTGATCTCGTTGTACTCGGTATCATCGTCGCACTTGAACAGGTTGCGCTGAAAATTGGATGGTAGCGAAACAGCAGTCTTGGTGGGATCCGCTATCACCGTGGCTGTCGCCTCGAGAAAGGGCAGCAATACCTGCGCAGAGATCTGCGCGGCGGCCTTATTGAACTGCACCAGGACCATATCCTCATCAAAGGATGGATCCTGGACGATATCAAGTACCTGCTCTGCTAATTCGCTACCGGTTGCCATTATAGATCCTCGACGGTTCCGGTTTTGGTATCACCGGTGGAGGCTTTGGTGTCACGCTCGGTGACGACCTTATTCCAAGCAAGCTCGAATTCCTCGTTGCTGACCGTGAACGCACAAAGTTTGTTCAATATCTTGCGGTTAGGAATCCCCTGCGTGGTGAAATATCCTTTGTCATCGGAATCGAGCATCTCCTGCAGCTTGGCATCGACAACCGCAGGGCGATCGATCAGGGCCGCGGCCTTCTGCTCTTTTTCGATATCGGCACGGATGGACAGATACATGTCTTCCGAGATGGCTCCTGCAGCGTAGGCGTCGGAAACCATATGGCTGGGCACCTCGGTGAACTCGTCACCGATAATACAGATGTGCCCGGAAGTGGAAGCGATGCGAACTGACTCACCGATCTGCCGTGATCGGAATTTGTTATTAGCCACTTGATTCTCCTTTTCGGAATTGAAATTAGCCGGGGCCATTGAGACCCCGGCAACGAAGTTATGGATTAGGACTCAGTACACTCGGACTTGCCGAGGGTGACGTACTCAACCACCAGGGCTGCGTCCAACAAGGTGCTGTTGTTGGCAGACGGGGTGACACCAAGTACCTGACCAAGTACTTCGGTTCCGAAGTTACCTGCGGCCAGGACATGGCCGGTGAACGCGGTAACACCTTGAGCAGCAACCGAGGTGGCAGCCAGCATAGAGTTTCCGACCGAGGAGTTACCAACGGCCAAGGTCAACGCAGCGCCGGAGGCGGTCTTGGCCGCCAGGTAACCACGCAGGATAATGGCATTGGCCGGGATCTTGATCAGCGGCACAAAGCTGGTGGTCTGGATGTCAGCGGAAGTGAAACGAGCGATGGCGACCTTAGCCGCTTGACGCCCTTCGGACTTAGTTTGGAGAGTAGCTCCCATGGTAATTCCTCCTAGGAATTATGTGTTAAAAAGGATGTAAAGCCGGGAGGATCGAGTCCTCCCGGACTTGAATATCAACTAAGGATTACAGTGCCAGATAATGGTCGACGCAGATACAGCCGAAATCCTGATCAGAACCGTCATAGATGGAATAGAACTTCGGTTTCAAGAAACCGACCATCTTGTCGATGTTGATACCGGTCTGGCTGCCATACTGGAAGGTCTTCTCATCCCATTCCGGTGTGCCGAGATCAGCCATGCCGAGCGCCTGGGCACCGCAAAGCAGTGAACGGGTACCGTTGATCGCATTACCAGCGCCCCACTTGGTGGTGGCACCGGTGGTGCTGTACACGAGGTTATGTTCGTGGATGACAACACCGTCGATGGTGACAGAAGCGCCAGTGAACCAGGGGTTGTTATCTCCGCGAACATTACCGGAGACGACCGCGTTCTTGTAATCGGTGTCGTTCTTCAATGCGGCCAAGGTGCCAGGCTTGACAAAGAGGACGTAATACTCTTTGCCGCCATTCATCAACGGTTTGATGTAATGATCTTTCGCATAAGCGACCAAGCTGGTGATCATCTTGTAATTAGGAACATAACCGGAGGTGATGTTGCCGGTGACGCTGGCAGCCAACGCGGAACCGTCCCACATCAGGGACCGTTTGCTGGTCGGTGCAGCGACGTTGGCAGCGAAGGCCAACTGGCTGAACGCGGTAGACAAGCGGGCCGAGCCGTTGTTGTTGTACGCATAAGAGATGCCGGAAAGGGTGAGGAACGCAAGCTGATCAAGACGGTTGGCAAGCCAGTACGACAATTTGTCTTTGGCATGCTCCCGGAAGTTGATGACGGTCTTCTGATCGCTCATCTTACCTTTGTTCTTGACGCCGTGAGACATCAAGTCAATGGTGATGACCTGCTCATAGGATTGCATCCCTTCTTCTTGACCTTCACGCTCGTTGTCACCGATAACGCCGTCGCCGATCAGATCAGCTACCAGGAACATGATGCACTGCTCACCTTTCTCGGTTTTGGTCAGGTCGTTGATCTGTTGGATCATCGCGCCGGAGCCTTTGCCAATGAACTTTTTGATGAACATTTTGTCGCGGGCGGCTTCCCAGACGTCGCGACTCCAGATCATTTTTTGTTTGGTAGTAAGGCCAGCGAAGTTAGTTTGGGACATGAGAGTTCTCCTGAAGGAAAAAGTTTAAAAATGGTCTGTCGTTGCGACATTGACCGCTTATTTCCCTGGAATTTCGCTCCCAAGCTGCGAGTTTGGATGGATGACGGGTCCAACCGGCCAGGCTATCGTGCTGACGGACGTAATGCCTTGGGTGGCAAGCCTATTCTCCTGTGGTCAAAAACACCGGCCAGGGGACGAAAGGAGAATAACTCCCCCTGGCCGGTTGTGGATCAGGTAAACGGCCCGATCCTTATTTCAAAATATCTCCCCGGGCAATGGCTTTATCCCGTTCGCTTACCTTCGCATATTCCTCATCGGGTAGTGACGCGATGTCGAGCGGGGTACCATCTCCTGGTGCCGCGCCGAGACCCATGTTCGGGGGTTGAGATTTCAAAGCTCCTGCATTCTTCTTTTGTGCTGCGGTTTTTCGTTCGCGGATGACCCGCTGCTGCACGGTTTCATCTGTTTCCTTCGTTTCAGGCTCAGGCTCAGGCTTAACCGCAGTAAATACTTTTGTCGACGCTTTTTGTAAGGCCTCAGCGCGATTCATTCCTTTGTCACGTTGGAAGTAGTTTGCCCAGGCCATCACCGCCTCGTGGTCGGGATGGTCGACCTCGTTGAGGGTGGGGTAATCTTTGAGCAACTGCGCCACAGTGTCCTTGACGGTCTGATACTCGGCCTGGTTTTTCTCCTCGGCCCGTTCCAGGGCGCGTTCCATGCGATTGATCTTCTGAAACAACGCGGCGGAATCCTTGATCTGCCCCAGTTCAACTAGCTCCTGGTATTCAACATACATCTCGTCCAGGCTTTTCTCTTGTGACGGGACTGCAGGCACTGACGCCATCGGTGTCCCGGTCTTCAGATCTTCGAGCGTGATCTCCCGGGCCGCCATGGCTTTGGCCACCGCGTTGGTGCCGCCCATATCTTTGATGGTCTGGGGTGCGATCTCCCCATTGACGATGGCATCAGCGATTTGAGTGGCAGCAGTTTTGGTGCGACTGACCTCATTGAGGCGGGAGAAGGGGACACCTTTCTCTTCCTCTTCTACCTCTGGTTCCTTCTCCTCGGCATCTGGTTCGGGCTCCACTGCAGCAACCTCAGCCGGAGCATCGTCTTCAGGAACAAAGTCATCACCGCGATCCTCGTCAGTCTCCTCATCTTCGATCACTACCTCTTCGATCTCTTCTTCATCGGTAAAATCAACCATTATATACTCCCTTCTTATCGTTGTGTTCGGCGACAAAGCGGCGTCGTATATCCAACACCGCTTCCTCTGGATACTCGGATACACTGCGCTTGGCGTCGGCCAAGGCCTGTATCCGCATGATTGGCTGCGCCATCTGCTCCTCGTCGAGGAGTGGGATCTCAGCAGTGACCTGCTGCCCGTGGATTTCAGTGGCGAACTGAACCGACGGCCCATTTTCTGGGTGATCAAAGGCGACCATCAGGATCTGTTCGCCGCCGGGTAGATCGTAGCAATGTGCGAATTTACCCATTATCGTGGCACCTCTGCTGCAGAAGATAGCCTTCGAGCAGCCAGATCTTGTCGCGGGCATTCTCGAACGAGATATCCTCACCTATTTCAAGATCGAAGTTTTCTTTGCTGACGCACGAAGACTCACCAATAACGGTGAAGCCGTTCTCCAACGTCAGCTCACAAATCATACACTTTCCTGACGGCAAGACGGTGAAGGTCTTGCCAACGATCACACTATTGATATCGTGGGGATGCAGCCGTGGTGCCTGCTTGGATTTGAGCCGCTGCTCAATTGCATCTTCGAAGCTCATCGCAAGATACCTCCCATAATCGGACCAGCGATGTCGCTGATCGCGTGGACAACAGCGCGGAAGATGAAATCTTTGGCCTGCTGTGCGACCGGAAGATCAGCAAACGGCACCATACAAGGGTGCGTCTTGGCCTCGGCGTCCTTGGTAACGCCGTAGGTCCAACCCTCTTCAACTTTCTGTTTGAGCCAGGATTCATGACTCGCCTGGGGACCGGCATCAGGATTCGAGGTATGTAGTCGAACACCAATCACTGCACTGTCCTTCTGCCACTGTGGGGCTTCATCCCATGGAACCTGGGAGTGATCTCCTAAAGCTTCGCAATACGCTCGGTTCACCTCGTGACAGGCCTTTGCAACCATCGTCTCGTGCATCGTTCTCTCCTTTCAGTAGTTTATCAACTTCAGCTTCTGCTGCGGTCTGCAGCAGATTTGCCCACTTTCTTTTTAACCTGCGGCTTACGGGGGCGACTGCCTGCGCGAAGCTCATCTCCTGTGACCACTCTACGTCCATCGGGCAGGAATCTCCCCAGCAATAGCTTCATCAGTCGTTCCTCACGGTCTCGATGCCTTGCCCCATACCATCCGGGCCGCTGATGTCGGGTCCGGCCAAGCCCATCGGAGCAGGAGTGGGCTGCCCGGATGGCAGGGGATCAAGGGTAGTCGAGACCGGGAGTGCAGCGCCTGCCGGACCAGGAGGTTGGGAGGGTTGCGCCCCCTGCCCCGGCAGGCCTGCGAGAGCCAGATCCGCGCCTGGCATTTGCGTAGCCGAAGTCATCGGCATAGAGGGTATGATCGGCGCGGCGTCTTGATCTTCCAGGCCTGCAGACCGTGCGATCTGGTCGGCCATCGGACCGATCATCGGGTTGGTCACCAAGATGCCTGCAGCCTGCGTGGCGCTGAACATGGCGTCAACGCCGACGTTGGCTGCCTCGTTCTTGGCCTTCAGGACACTGGCCGCCTTCAGGTCTGCGGAAGCGTTCAAGTCGCGGGCCTTGGCCTCTTCAACCGGATCCGCTTGGGCAATCTGCTCTTTCATGACCTTCGCGATGTCGTGCTTCTTGGTCAGGGTGGACATCTCGATCACGCTGGTATCTGGAATAGCGATGCCTTCCTTGCGCATGTCGAGCGCCTGACGGAACTGGTTGTCCATGAACGTGGCCTGCGTCGGCATATCACTGATCACAACTGAGTACTCACCTAAAGTGAGGTCGTTGACCACGGTGCCGTCAGGTAGTACCTCGTTGAGGGTGACGGGATTGTGCTCAATCTTGCTGATGTCCGTGCTGTCGGTGATCATGACCACGCGCTGCTCAGAATAGAAGGTCTGGATCAGCTCGAGCAGCTTGGCTGCGCCCAGGTGACGGGTCCGCGCCAGGTTATCCATTGGTCCACCGAGCTGGGTCTGACCCATGTATTGCTTGGTGGTAATCGCGACACCAGACACTTCGGCACCATTAAGGCCTTGTAGCGCGTCGCTGATGCCCATGATGGTCTTGATGGACATCTCGGCCCGGTCGATCAGGTGTTCATGCCCAGTGGGCAGCGTGTTGGCCTGGATCTTCACCGGTGGTTGGCTGCCCTTCCGGTACTCAACCACGACACCGGTCTGGCTGCCGAAGTCGGCAAGCTGCGCCACGGTCATGTTGGTGAGGCTGCCTTCTTCTACAATCCAGCCGGAGTTGGCTGTCGAGTTCAGGATGTGGATCACCTGGCTGACGATCTTGTTGCAAGCGATCTGCGGGCTGATGGCGTTGTCAACCATGCCCCGGGTGCGACCACGTCGGAAATAGGGAAAATAGGGCACGATGGTGTAGGTCTTGTACGGGCTCCAGTCGTCGTGCAGCAGGATGTCGGCGGTGGTTACCGTCCAGCGGATGCGTGTCAGGTTGCGCTTGGTCATGTACGCGCCTGCCGCCAGTGAGGCCTCGATCTGTTCGGGCGTCATGGTGACGCAGCTTTTGACATCGCCGGTGGCAAAGACCAGGGACTTCTGCATTTCGAGGCGCTTGTGCTGCCGGTCGATGACCAGGACGCGGCGGACACTGGTCTCGGCATCAGAGTCCTGGCCCGCGAGGCCCGTCTCATCGTCGCCGAAGCCTTCCGTCTCCTGAATGTCGAGATCAGGGTCGATCTTGTAGGTGTCGCCGTAATATGCAGAGATCTCGTCGGCCTTGTCCTGGCCGTAGGTCTGCGCGATCTGATCAATGGTCATCCATCGCAAGATTATCACATCTGCCCAGGTGTCAGGATCGTAGCTCGAGGAATCAGGATCAGGGATGACGTGCAGGGGATTGATGTCTGAACAGGTGACGTTACCCATCAGATTCTCATCCCAGTCCATCTTGAACTCAAGATAACCCCGGCGCATGATGATGCCGTCGCTGAAGGCCTGGGTCTCATGCCATCGATAGTGGATGTCCTCGCCGATCTGCATGATCAGTTTCGACAACAGGTTGGCGGTGTTTTCCGAGCTTCCCTCTTTTGCGGGTCGGAAGGCGATGTCCACGCGACTCTGCAGTTGCAGGCCGATCGCGGTGTTGATCGCCGGAAAGATGTGGTTCTGCTCCTGCGCAGGCCTGCCGATCTGTGTCAGGTACTCAAGGTCTTCCTGGCTCCACTGCAGCCCGGCTCCCAGGTACATGTCCTCGCAGTGGCGGGCCTCGTTGACGTAGCGAAAATGCCCGCGATCCTTGCCGTACTGGAATCGCTGCCAATTGCGGGTGACGATGGCATAATCTTCGATTGGTAGTTCGGTGGGGGGCATAGTCTTACTCCTCGGGCCGCTTCCACAGTAGTGGTCGGCGTGGCCATGTTGGCGCGTTCATTTTGACATTAGGTTTGATCATCCGCCCTTTCAGGCATTTCTCGCAGGTTGCTTTATTGGCTTCATTACAAACGCAGATTATCATTCGGCTATAACCTTTAGATATTCGTCGACGTTGACGATGAGGACATCGGCACCGTTGAATTTGAGGGGAAATTTGTTGCAATAGGGGCGGATGTCGATGTCGCCTGCGATCTCGATCCAAGTTTTGCGGCCCAGGAAGATGGTCATCTGCGGATTGAGTTTAGGGCAATTGCTGCAGGCCTGCCACATCGCTTTGAGTAGATCCTGAACGGTCATGCGACGTTCGCTCCGCGTGGACGCAGGCCACCATTAATGCTGCCACCACCGCTCAGTCGATCACGCCACGATTTCTTTTGCTCCGCAGTTGGCATCAACGCTGTCTCCCCTTTGAGTGCTACCGCACCTGTCCGCAGGCTATCTGCCCCATGTGACGCCCAGTTATGAAGCGGACCACGACGGAAGGATGCTAATCTCTCATCCCACTCTTTTCGATAGTTGTCCACGCATTTTATTCCCGCTGCGCATTTTCGTTCGTCGATCCAACAGGTAGATAGGAATGTCCGTACTGCCTCAATTCCATCCAACACCGCTTCCGTGTCTCGAGGTCGCACCACCGTGACAACAGGTTTGATGCCCAGCTCTTCCGCTTTCTCACTTCTTTTGATACCAGTCCCAAGCTCACGAACGCTGGCGTCATGCGGCATGTAGTGCTTGCCGTAGAGGTAACCTCTCTCATTCAGGATCTTGGCATAGTGCGCCAGGCCTTCACCGCTGGCCTCATAATAATCGATCAGCCGATTGGAGCCACCGATCCGCTGGCGGAACCATAGGCTCATGCTGTCGTCCATCCCGAGATCCCAGAAAACCTCCACCGGGAAGCCCTCGTCGTATGGGACGTGGCAGATCCTACCTTCCTGACGGGCTTTGAGCATGGCCTTGGCGTAGTAGCTGCCGTCGATGCTGGCCGCGAAGGCCTCCTTCGGAGTCGACGGGAACTCCCGCGTCATCATGTCATCGCCCTGCTGCTTCTGCTTCTTCTGATACCAGCCCCGCTTCCTATTGTTAATGGTGATGCCCAGTTCGGCTTCGATCTTGTTACAGTAGGCGTGGACTTCGTCGGTGATCGCGACCGTGCCTTCTTCCAGCTCATTCTCGTGGCCCATCCACCAACCAAAAAAGTGGAACTTGAAATCAAGCGGCGTCAGGATTGACTTGGCTGCAGCCTGGCGCTGGCTTTCCTGGCAAATCTCGAAGAACTCACCTTCCTGCCCTTCAGCGGTCGATTCAACGATCATAAAATTACCCGCCGCAACCGTGTTCATCGCGCCAGTCTTGATTTCCTTGGCCACGTCGGGCTTCCTGGCCGCGATCTTTCCATACTCGCTGATGTGCAGAATCTGCAAAGTGCCGCCACGATGGCTCGTCGACACGTCGACCCGGGAGCCGTTGACCCACTCGATCGACTCCTTCGCCCTGGTTAGTGTCGGGACTTCTGCCTTGATGCTCTCCGGCAGGCGATCGTAGGCGAACAGGATCTTGCCCAGCTTCTTCTTGGCATCAGGCAGCGTAATGTCGATGATGCCTGCCGTCGTGTTCGGGGCGAACAAACAAGAGTCCAGGATGAAGATCGCGATCAGTGTGGAGAAGCCTCGCTGCCTGTCCTTTAGGATGACGTTGAGCCACCACATATGATGCCAGAATTCTCGCTGCGAATCGTTACGGACGAAGGGCACAACGTTGCCCATCTTGTCCTCGATCTGGTAGAGGTTGTCCATCCGCCATTCGCGATCGCCCAAGTGAACAAGCAATTCGCGCTGCATCTGTTCAGTTGTGATCATTTTTATCCCTTCCTGCATTGATCCGTTGAAATGGACCTGGCCATTGACACAGGCGATCTGCTCTCAAAGGTCTAATCACAGCGCGTCGATGCTCCCAGGTAGGCAGCGGACGGTGCCGCGACCAGCGATCACCGACAACACATCGGACAGGATATTGCCTGGCGTCTCCGCGGGCTGTGCGTCCATGCCGTAGCACAAGCGGTAGAGCTTGATCAGGCGCTCGGCGACTTCGGACATTGTTTTTACCAGGGCTGTACGCTTTTCGAGCGGTAGCGTCATCCGGCGCATCTCCTTGATGACATCTGCTGGACTGTGGGGCGCTTCGATTTCGATTAGGCGCTCGTACGCGGCTTCCTCTGTAGGGATGTACTGCAGTTCCTCAAGCAAGCCGCGCAGGATGCTCTCAAGTCGCTCGATTAATTCTCGGTTACGATGAGAGATCTGAACTATCTCAGCGGCGGCACTTTCTATGCATTCTCGCTCAGTTGCGTTGGAAATGCGCACCGTAGAGCGCACTAAATCGGTGCGCACCTGTTCCTGGACGCGCCACGATAAATCCCTGGCCCAATTTTCAGCCTTTGCTTTTTTTCTTATTGCTGATTCTGCGCAGTCAAATTGTCGAGCAATTTCACGGACAGAGATTCGTCCTGTCTCGTAAATCGGTCTCAATTTTTCCCATGCGATTATTTTCTCCATAAAATACCTCCCGGTAAGATGCTGATAACTCGATAGAATTCTCCCGTCTACAGAAAAATGCATTTTTATGAATCGAACATGCTTTTTCCTATTGCACTATTAATCATATTTGAGTAATCTGTCCTTGACGGTGCGGTTCGGCTGTCAGACAGGAGGAGCGAAGTCGGGTCTCCCCAACCTCCCCAGCGATGTCGTAGCTGGGAGAGAGCATCGCAGAGGCAACCGGTTTTAGTACCGTCCCAGATACGACCAGGGCCGCCTGCTTAACAGCCGCGAGTCCCTGAGATGTCTACCGGTTCTTCACCGGTACTGAAGATGGCCATCAGGCCGAAACATCCAAAAGAGCTACTCAAGGAGAAAGCAATCATGGAACAAATCGCAATGCTTGTTGAAACCCACCACGATGGATCGCAGGGAATAGTTTACGTCCAAGAAATGGACTTTGAGGGCCGACCACAGTTGGTCCTCGACAAAGGGGAGCATGATCCTAACTCGATTATTCTCTCCCCTCGACAAGTTGAAGCAGCCATCCTGGTAATGCAGCGGTGGCTGAGAGACAACGCATGATCATTCTGGGAAGCCATCTCGGCTCCCCTTCAAAAGCTCTACCTAAAGGAAAGTGCTATGAAAATCAAATATGAGCCTAAATTCAATTTCCACCAATCTCCGGCAATCGACTTGGTCATCACTGGTAAAAAGGCTGAGAATTTCCAGGATGAGGAGGTCTTCACCATCAGCAAGGGTCAGGCCCGAAAGATCGCAAACCATTTCTGTGGTATGTCGGAATGCCGCTGCCCGAAGGGCGAGGTCGATGAGATTGAGTACGAGCGATATGATGACAAGGCCTGCGCCTGGGGAATCCTGGTAGCCAACTGTGAGGTGGTCTGATGAGCAAACTAATCCTGGAAACCGAGACCCTGACTGATGGAAGCAAGGTATACAATGTGGTACTGACCGGCTTCGGTGAGCCAGTAAGCATCCCCTGCCTTGGTGATCGCGAGGCCATCCAACTAGCCTACGACCTGCACGTTTCAATCCTTACTGGTACCGGCATTAATGCCGAGGTGGTGATCGCATGAACTTCGATTTGGAAAAAGCATTGGCAATCGAGAAAGTGATGATGGAAAAAACCTATGCTCGACACAATCGGGCGCAGGTAACCGGCTGCAGGCTCATCACCGCCGGGTACTTGGTCCTTCGCAAGAGTAAACGAATCGACCAACGCTTCATCGCTATCCATAGCCGCAAGGTCTGCTCGGTGGGTGGCCCGCAGGGGTACATGAGCTTCCACAGTCGGCGGGATCTCTGCAAGCCGTCAAGCTACGGTGATGACAAAATCCTCAAGATCATCGAGATTGGTTAAATCATGAGGCCTACGGGCCTCGCGCTTTAGACAATCACATCAACCATCAACGGAGAGGAATTATGAAAACTGCACAGACCATCAACATGGTAGAACCTAAAAAATCCGAAGCAATGACAACCGAATCCTGTCACCGTTGTGGTGGTAGCGGACACTTTTCTTATTGCCAGATGCACGGCACGACCTGCTTCCAATGTGGCGGTACTGGTCGAGTGCGGGTGAAAGTCTCAACTCTGCAGAATCGCCTGAAGCGTGACGCAGCGATCATCCGGCAGCGCCTGCGCAATGGTGGCCTGACCAATAGTGAGATGGTCAAGAAAACCTTGTATGAGACCAAGCTCGAAGCACAGCGCAACCTCAATGGTGGGCTGACTGATCAAGAGGTCCGCGAGATGATCGAGTTCTCGATCCGCTGGCACAAGGATCAGGCCCGCCGGGTATCGCAGTGGATCGGCGAAGTCGGACATACCATCACCTGCCGGATCAAGGTCACTTACCTCAAATGGTGTGCCACCGAGTTCGGATCTTCTCTGTTGTGGATCGGTGTCGATCCTGGTGGTAATAAAGTCAAGGGTTTTTCGAGTGGGAAGGCTGGACACCTCCTGGCCGAGCTTCTTGGTTGTGACGTAAATCTGACTGGCAAAGTCAAATCCTTGGACGAGTACCAAGGGGAAAAATCAACAGTCCTTACGAGGGTGAAAATTCATGAGTAAACGAACTTCCATTTACATCTCTGGCCAATTGCAAACTCGGATCGCTGATCGGATGAAAATCGATTCGTCGATCAGTTCGACTATCAACCTGACGGCGGATCGGCTCGATTGGGTACTCGAAAAGAGTCGGCCCGAGCTTCTGGAAAACGAGTGGGCCGCACTTATGGAGGCGATGCTCAACGAGCCGCCTAAGAATTTAGTCATTGATAAACTAATTCAGGGCATCGAATATGCTGTCGAGGACTCTCTTGACATCGATGACCTCGCAAAAAAGTGGCATCTTCAGCGAGATCTTCTGGAATTAGTTAAGGCCTTCACTCCTGGCGAGAAATTAGTTGTTCTTGAAATGTCAGAGAAATGGCGCGTCGGTGACGCAAAAACGAGGATAAAACTAATAAAACGCTAAAAATGGTGACGCGTGTGACACGACTACACATATGAGCACCTTTTATCGTGTCACCTCATAGATGCCTTATTTACTTGATATTTTTTACCCTGGTGACGCGTATGACACGAATGACACGATGGTTTATGCTTCTTATAGAGAAAAAATAAAATATATATAATTTATTTATTTTTTATTAATATATATATAAAAATTTTTCGACCCCGTGTCACCATCGTCATTCCCGTCACCACGTCGGAAGATCTCAACCATTTCACGCACTTGGAGGGTGACACGTCAAAAGGTAACCGGAAGTGCTGTCATGTCACACGCGTCACCACCTAAAAATGGAGGTTTTATGTGCAAAGGACAACGTTACAAGGCAAACATAACTAATTTCATTAATAACCAGGAGTATTTTGTCTCAACGACCAAGATGATGATTCAAAAACGCCTTTCCTGTCCTGGTTGTGAGGAGTGCGGCGGCGACCTGCTGCCGGGGCATGTGACCGAGGGAGACATTCCCCTTCTTGACAATATCGTGCATGGGAAAATTTACCGTTTGACAATGGTTAACATTTCCCGCGACTGGGAGTCGGGTCATATCGACGGTTACGACCTCAAATTTGTAGTTGATGATAACAAACAAAATGAGTATACCGGGGTACCCATTAAACCTTTACTAGGTCTACCGAATGCTGCTCCCAAAACCGAAACCCCTTGAAAACACTGTGAAATTATCATGCAAGTGTTGTAGCCATCAATGGATACCGCGCTTAATCAATAAGCTCCCGGTTCAATGTCCGAAATGCCGAAATACAAGATGGAATAACCCCAAAAAATAAGGAGCGCAGAATGACCAAATTGACGTTTTTGCGCCCTAATAATGACTATCCCACGTTCGCGGCCAAGACCTTCCGGAAAGGTCCGGACGGCCCGATCAAGGTCAACGATTACAAACTGGGGAAATATTTCAGCGTCCATCAGGCTGATATCACCGATCTTGGTGACCTGCATTTTGAGCTTTCCGAGCATGCTGACGGCTTCATCCGCATAAACGGTGAGCCTATCGATGGACTGGACACCCCCAAGTGCCAGCGCATCAAGGAGAATTTTCCAGAATCATCATCAGATCTGATGATGCTCGACATGGATAAATGGGATCTCGATATCCCAATGGATTTCACTCCCCAGTCGATCCATGCCGCTGTGCGTTACCTGCTGCACAAGGAGGGCTTCGCCTTCCTGCTCGATGCCCAGTTCCTGTGCCTGTTGACCAGCAGTCAGTTCAGTACCAACAAGCTCTCCTGCCATTTGTATTTTATGCTCGATCATCCGATCAGCATCGTGGCCCTGCGGGACTGGTGCCAATCGATCAAAAAGATCCGTGGCCGCGCTCTCTTTGACCCGGCAACCCAACGCAGTGTCCAGCCCGACTACATCAGCAGGCGCTGCTGCCAGGACTTCGAGGATCCGGTGCCCGAGGAGGCCCGCCTCTCCCACTACCAGGACGCGGCACCACGGCTGTCTTGCAAAGTGCTGCAGGAGCAGATCTCCATGGCTGTCGGGCAGGCCGGATTTACCCCAGGCCAAAGCCATCAAGCGCCGATCGGTAAGACCTGGCTCGAGACCCTGAGCCTGTGCGGCAACCCGGATATCAACGAACCATGTTACCGCGCTGCCGCGCAGATAGCCCAGAAGGTCGGTAAGACCGCGCTGATTGAACAGCTCGATCATTACGCCGCCCTGATGTACGCCGCCGCCTGGGAGGCGCTGGACTGCTCCCCTGCGTACCTTCCCAAAGATGAGGGTGGTGGGGGCCGCAACCGCAAGGATGACCAAGAGACCTACGGCGTGGCCCGCTTCCGCCAGTATCTAACCTCGGCAGCGACCAAGCCTTTTGGGAAAGGCGCGGATGAACTCAAGGCGGTGGTCCTGGCCGCTGTAGAGCGAACCAAGGCCACCGACGGTTCGGCCCTGGCGCTTTACGACCAACCAGTACTCGAAGCCTTGGCCACGCTCAAGCAAAGCCACGCAGGCCTGTATGCTGATGTCAAGAAACAGATCAAAAACACGGGGATCTCGATCAGCGATCTCGAAAAACAAATCACCATTTCAAAAAAGGAGAAGGAAGAAAGCGATTGGGGCGAGGCAACCCCAACCGATCAGGAGTATTTCCGCCCCGTGATCGACGCATTCGACTGGATGGTCGATGACCTGGGCACCATGTACGCGGGCTGGAAAAATGTCAGCGACGGCAGGTATCGAGTATCGACCCTGGAAAACAGCATCGATGTCGCTCTGTATGGGCGGGGCTGCTATCTATCAGACGATAAAGTATCGTCATACTTCGGAAAAAACTGTGCACAGTACATGTTCGCGCAGGAAAAACTCAATGAGGGCGGCAGTGCCTCGATCTTCAAGACTGCGGAGATCGGTCTGCGAGTCGCTCCTGTGGGTGGTCCTAACGGTCGCCTGCCGCACACCTGGATCAATCTCGGCCTGCAAGACGATGGTCGGTACCTCTGCGCGTTAATCACGCCAGAGGGCGTCCAGGTGAGCCTGGAAAGCGACTGCCCGGTTCGTTGGCGACAGGATCCACAGTCGATACCAATCCTGATCGCTTCTGAGCAGGAGATCCTGGACCGGTTCGGCAGCATCCAGGCGCTCAAGACTTGGACGGTTAACCGCCTGTTCGACTTCTTGGTGGTCGAGGAAGACAAAAAACCAATGCTGCTGGGCATGATCTTCGCGATGCTCTCTGGCCGGGGCACCAGCCCGCTGATCGAGTTCGTCGGCCCGGCGGGCTCCGGCAAGTCCACCGCAGCTGACCTGATGGTTGATTTGATCGATCCAGTCAAGGGTGGTCTGACCCTGCAGGCGGCCCGCAGCGACCTGGGCTCACTCAAGCCACCGGCGCTGATATCAGTTGTGGCCAAAAAGTATTTTACCTTGTTCGACAACGTGTCCAAACTGAGCGTCGGCTGGCAGGATATCCTCTGCCAGGTATCCACCGGCACCAGCAAAGACGAGCGGATCATGTACACCAACAGCTACACCAAGATTTTTGCCAAAAGACCGATCATTATGACGGCGCTGGCCAGCGTCATTACCCGTCCAGACCTGGATAGTCGTAAGGAGACCTTCAAGTTCAACGGTAATACCCAGTTCCCAATTCCGTCGGAAAACGTGATCGATGAGTGGTTGCAGGACAAACCTTATCTATTCATGGGTCTGCTGCATCTCCTGAGCGATGGCCTGCGGCAGATGGATAATGGTAAGGTGACCACCGGCATCGAGACCCGGCGCAAATGGTTCGGCCTCGCTGATCAACTCTTTTACGACCAGGCGCAGATCGAGTTGGTCCAGGCCCAGCGCCGGTACACTGCAGCCAAGAACATGTTGGATAGCAGTGAGTTCGCCCTCGGCATGTGCGCCTGGCTGCAGAGCGTTGAGGCCCAGGGCAAGTATGAGCTGCTCGACTCTACCCGGCACCTGTTCGATATCTATCGATTATGGGTCCGTGCCAAGGGCGGCACCGAGGTCATCATCCGATCCGAGCATGAGGAGATCCGCTGGACAGTCAACCCATCCGGTTGCGTTCCTGAGCGGCTGGCAGGCTTCACCTGGGAGTTATCCAAGTATTCTGGCACCATCCAGAACATGATCGCCTGGGATGTGGATGGCAAGGTTCCACGCAATGGCCGGACGCGAAAGCGCCGGATGTATAAAATTCTAACTATCGAGGATTTATGAGCAAATACGAGAAACCAGACTTCATGGCTGCAGGCCATGACCGGCGGGTCCGGGTGTACAAACGGGTGGCAAAACTCACCGAGGAAGACGGCCAGACTGTCATCCTCCTGAAGGCCGGGTGGATCTTCCCCACTGGTAACAGTCGGCAGAGCTTCCCTACGCTGCGCCACGCTATGGAGGGCATCCACAGCGCCGAGCGAGGTGTACCGGCCACGACTCCACCACTGACACCGCGTAAACTGATGTACATGGATGTGGCCACCGTTGACGAACGTGTTGCAGCTCTTGGGGAGGTAGGAAAATGACGAGGACCAGACGAGACCAACGCAAAGCATTGAAGGCCGCGCTGCAGGCTGAGACGGTCGAGATCCAGACCTGCGATAAACCCATCCTGCTGCGCCGTAGATGGGTGATTGCCATCTTGGCCATAGTAACGGTCGGGTTCACCACAGGAATGCTCCTGGCGGCCCACTACGCTCCTCAAATTAAGGTCCAACGAGCGAAAGCTGGTGTCAGTTCCCCTGGGACTTCCAGCCGTACCCTGCAGCCAATCACAAGCGCTGCCGTTGGGCCTGTTTCTCCGGAGGTAGCGCAATGACCAAGCCGACCGTTGACGAAATCAAGATATTCGCGGCCCACTACGGTATCTCGATGATGCAGGCCAAGCGCCAACTGACCCGGCAGCACCACATGGAAGACATTGTGTCGGCCAGCACTGTGGACGAACTCAAAGAGGCCGTGGCCGACGCGCTACGGTCGGAATGGGGGATGGAATGAAACCACATATTTTAATCTTCGCAGGGACAGCTCCTAAAAATCTCAAGTCAGCTAGGTATATCGCCAAGAATGTCGAACCGATAGGTCGACTGGATAAAGTGGGGAATGTGTTCGTTAATGGCAAAGATATTATCGGAATGCCTACCTGGGGGCTTTACAAGAGTGATATGTCGATGGTTCTCTTCCGAGAATTTGATAATAACGTAAAGGAAATGTCAAAGGGGTATATCCTAAGAATTGAATTAAATGTGAGCGACTTATGAATTGGAAATTCTGGCAAAAACCTGAACCTCCTAAGCGTCCGGCACCGATCGCCTGGTTGTGGCTTTTCCGAGGCGCGGTACCAAAAGACATGCGATCGGCGATGGCGTGGGTCACTACTGCACCCGTCTTTCTCGTTCTCGAATCCACTGATAATCAACATTTCGAGACGCTTATCGGGCAAGATATGATGTTCGGTAAGGTCTGGGGGCTTGTTATGTTCACCACCAGGGCGGCGATCGTTCATCCTATCCGGATAGCAAATAATGAACTCTACAAAGATACGACTTTACACATACATATCGAGGAAGGATATGACAGATAAGACTCTTAACGAATTCGACCTCGGCGATCTCATCGACTACGTCAACAAGGACATGGCCACCATGACTGACGCCGAGCGGGTCGAGCTGATGAATCGACTGATGGCTGGCTATTGCAAGCACTGCGGGACACGGTGCATACCATGCTCCTGCCAAGAATTTTGGATGGAGCATTGATTATGTTTACGAACTTCTTTGAACGTCGCCGGGAACGGCGAGACCAGGAACGCTGGAACGACGGATTCGACTGGGCCGCCGGGGCACTGCTGCGCCGGGAGGAGACTCCTGCCAGTCTCTCCAGGCACGTTGACTTCCTGCAGCATCCGTTTGATCGCGGTGCCAGGGCGGCGATCGATTTGATTGTAAGAATTGGAGACATCGAGGACGACCGCCATGAAGCTCAAGGTCAACCTGCGGTGCCCTGATGGTGAGCTTTATAAATTCGTTAATGGAGTGGCCGTGGTACCTGGGATGCGGCGGCTCGGTAAACCTGTAACCATAACCTTGCGGGAGTTCCATGAATTGCGAAAACTGCGGGTGGTCGGGAACGACGCCCTTGATCAGAGCTGAGTGGACGGTGAATATCCTTCACTGTCCGGAGTGCTATGATGTTCTTGATGTCGAAAACAGGGAGGTAGACGATGGGGAGCAGGACACCATCACATCGACGCCGTGAGGGCCGGGAGGCCTTCGAGCCGGGTCTCGATCCCACGGCCTTCTGCCCATATAGGGGGAGACATTGGGACGCGCAGGCCTCCTACCGACAAGATTGGTTGGACGGCTGGAACGAGGCCAAGGAGGCCTACGAAAAGACGCTTCCCCCTATTAGGACCAGTGGTGAGATTATCGAGCGCCTGGTCAGCCGGTTGGATGAAATGGAAAATCTCCTGGCCCAGGCCAGGGTGGATATCGAAACATTACAGGAGCAGTTACTATGATCGAATTGGATGTATGTAGGGCTTCAATGGATGAGGCCCGGGCCGACGAGCGTGAAGAGATTTTCGAGAAAATCCGGAAGGAGGCTCAATTCGCACACGATGCCTGGGTCCAGTCCGGCCATCAAAAACATGCCCGGGCCGTGGCCCGCCACATGGCAAAAGTCTACAGCCGGGTCACCGGCAGGGAGTTCGAGCGATGATCCTGGCGATTCTTCTGATACTGAGTTTTGGTATAGACATCTGCACACATGTCCAACTCGATGGGGTGTCTATCTTCCTGATTGGTTGGGTTATAACCTGCCTGTACGGCGGCCCGCTGTATCTAATCCATCGGCACAAGTACCAATGGGCAGAGAATCGTCGGCTCCGGCTGGCACTGACCATGGTGCGTTCAAAATGAGACCACTTCGTCGCTACTGCAGTCCAGACGGCAACGTCTTCACGGTCCCCCTGGTGATGGAGGTAACCGGACTGCATCGCGAATCTGCCCGGGCTCGCCTGCAACAATACGAAAACGGCACGATTACCAAGGCCCGGCTCCTGCGCCCCGCGCAGGTAACCAAACCAAAAAAGAGGCAACTATGAGACGGTTCACAATAGATGGCAGATGGTACGTCATCACGACGGCGGCCAAGGCCTTCAATGTCTCGCAACAGTTAGTGCGTGATCGGCTGAATGAGCTGGGAAATGTACTGACCTCAAATGATATGAAGAAGAGGTCCGGAGTCGCGCCTACGCGTCTCCGGATTGAAGATATTAAAGTTGGCTCATGGGAAGCCGAGAACCTGTAAAGGAGAGAAAGATGAAAACGATCGAGATCGAAGACCAAAAAACCAGAGAGAAAATGACCTGCTATTCCGAGAAAGTGCTGCCATTCGGTATGATGGTCCGCTTCCGTCACAAGGGCATCTTCTGCGTCGGGACAGTCCTCAACAGCGATACGAAGGATGTGACCGGCAACGACGACTTTGTCCTGGGCCTGTATGATACCTCTGAGATCAAGCGCCTGGAAAATCCCAAGCAGCGGTTTGAGAATTTGCTAAACGAACTGGTACAGGAAAATAAGAAAATCGAACCTCTGTATCAGATGGCCAGCTTGATCGGCATGACCAAAAAGATCACCGACATCGTCTGCGAAATGATCTCGCTGGATTCCAAGAAAATGCCCATGGCCTTCATCCGCGACCGGGCCAGGTGCATCCCGGTAGAACATATTTTTCCGCCGGACATGATAGAACTCATCCGCCACCCTAAAAACCCCAACAGTGGTATCAAGGTGTTCAACACCCTGCAGGACTGTTGCCGGTGCCAAAAGGTCAGCTACTCCTGCATCGCGGGCATTGGCGCGGAGAAGGCGAATTGGATTGAAAAAGAACTCGCTCGTTTCGGGCTTAGTTTCCTTCCGGCAACTCCTAAAAAACCAAAGAAGAAAAAAGCTCCAGTAAAGCAGATCACTGTCGAGCAGGTAGAGGCTCCAGTGGAAGTAACACAGACAATAGACAACCTATGAGAATTCGCCGCGCCAGGGTTTTAGATTGCCGGATGCACGGGGTACCGCGTTTTCCCCGGCATACTGGTCCTGCCTTCGTGCTTGGTAGCGGCTGGTGAACTTCGCGAAGGTGGGCATAAAAGAGAGGCGTGAGCCTCCGTGGTCGAAATCCGGTGGCAGGGTTTCCATCCTTATGGCCCAGTGTTGCCAGACTTGAAATAGCGGAACCGGATAAACTGGGTGGGGCGTTCCCGCGCCCCACCTGGAACCTTTAAAAGGAGAAAATATGAATCGTTCACAATACGCGGCGATGATGGAAGATTTGATGCGGATGTCGATGGCCAATGATATCTATCGCCCCCTGGAAACAGGGATGAAAACCGAGCGGCTGGAACAAGAGATTCGCCAGCTCAAGGATCAGGTAGTGTACCTGGAAGATATTTTGCGCCGAGAACGCCGGATCAATGAACGGCTGCGGAGCGGGCACGATATGAGCCGGATCAATCTGACGGACCTGATCAAACTCTGCCATCCTGACCGGCACAACAACTCTCTGCTGGCCAACGCCATAACCCAGGAACTCATTATTTTAAGGAAACGTGGAAATGAAAAAGCTTAGGGCAAAGCTCATCAAGATTGACCAAACCACCAACTGGCACCAGATCGCAGTTGACTGTGGCCGGGTCGAGGACCAGCTCCGCATGCGGGCCGACCTCGGTACGACCATCAAACGAATTGAACAGCAGACCGGCGAGGAACGTTATGTCCCAAACTTCAAAATATGAGATCACTCCCGACGCCCTGCAGTGGGTGTTGCGGAAAAACTACATCACTGAGAAAGGAAACGAGACCGAGGCAATCATCGGCTACTACCCAAAAACCCATCTCGCCCTGCAGGCCATGTACGAGTGCCTGCTGCGCGATTCCTGCCTCTCCATACCTGGAGACCTGGAGGGTATCGAAAAAGCGGTGGCCAGGGCCGAAAACATCTTTGCGGAGTTAATGCTATGAGAATCTACGACATTGAAGAACACGGCTTTCATCGGGCCATGCGTGGTCTCGCCCGATCCTATAACCAGGATCCCAAGTTCATGCCGGAAGTGGCGCTCAAGCTTTCGGACAAAGATCGCGGCCATAATAAATTTCTGGAAAGCATCGCGGTTTGGATGGAGATAGATGCGCCCCGCTTCTGGTGGAGCGAGTTCGACACCTACCGAGCCGGGATGAGCAAGCAGTCCGACAGCACCATGCACACCTTGAAACGGCAGCCATTGAGCCAGGAGAATTTCGAGTATGAAATCCATCGCGGGACTCTCGGGCACATAAATTCAATGATCCAAGAAAACGAACCCATCGACATAATAAAAAACGAACTTCCGGAGGGTTTCCTCCAAGGACGATCTGTATGCACCAATTACAAAGTCATTCGGCATATTCTACAGCAGCGGTGGAATCACAAGCTTCCGCAGTGGCAACAGTTCTGTCAGGCCATGGCCGGTCTGGAGCATTTCCAGTACCTGGGCCTGCCCGCCGAGTACACCATGGAGAAGCACTGAATGAGCCGTGCCAGCAATCAGTTCATGACGATAACCTCGATGACCTATACCACTTTGCTCATGCTCCAGGAGGCTGCCGTACCTGCGGATGAGCGCATCAAGGAGCTGGTCACGCACTCCCTGGTGGTCGCCGAGCGACTGATCCAAGGATATCCGGAGACGGGCACCCGGGCAAAAAATAGAAAGGTCATCGACGGCTGGCTGGACCAATGGAAGGAGGCCGACAGTGGTATCGGCTACGATGCCGCCGGAGTATGGCATCCGGTGATCCTCTCCAATATGGGGCAGATAGTGATCGATGACCTGGCCACCAAGGTAAGGAATCCGATCATCCTTCCCGACTTAATCCTGCTGCGGGAGCTGATGAACCAGATCACCGCAGTCTTAATGGACGCCGAGCCTCTGGAATCTGAGTTCAAATTACTCGAGGATTCCGGGGCGCTGGTTTCTGAAATCTATGAAATAGTGGGGTATTCCGTATGAGCTTGGCAAAGATTTTTAAAATTGATAGTTTGGACATTTTGCTACATCTCCTCGTCACCGATTCCGAGAATCCCGAAAAACCTGATATCGCCCTGGCGCTGACGGTTATGGGTAATGGGATGTACGCCATGGAAACGAGAGTTAACCCGGCTTACGAAGACGGAAGCATGGACGTAAGGAAAACAATCGAGGAGGGTTTAGCACTCATCGATGACCTCGAACTTGATGACCTCAAACCTTGGGTGGCGGAACTGTTGCAGAATTATCTCAGTGCGGTCCGCCCGGAAACAATGTCGGCGGTGGTGTTTGGTGGAGGTGGTGTACAATGAAATTCGCCAGACTTTTCGACATCGGTGATGAGCAGCTTCTCGTCTATACCGAGCTGGATCCAGAAAAAGATGTGACCATTATCCACAACATTACGGATACCAAAGACGCTCGTATTGACACCAAGTTAGAAGTCAAATCAATCGATCATGAGGACCGCGCTCGTCGGTTTTTGGAGAACATGAACATAGTGAACGCGGCCAAGTTGATAGACGATATGCAGGGTATGTTGAATAACTAATATTAGTTGTTGCAGGATTAGTTATTGCGGTGTAGAGTGCGGACTCCCGGAGGTCTGGGAGCGCGGCACCGAGAGGGGATTGAACGTGCTTCCAGCCACCGGGCACATTGAAAGGAGAAAACAATGTACTGCAAATCGTGCATCCAGTGGCGGCGTGTCGGTGGCTACACCGAGGCCTGCGCACTCTACGGACCAGACGCAGGTCACTGCCGGTCAGAGAAGTTCCAATCAAGGACACTTGGCCTGGGGGGCTTCGTCCATTGGAATCGATCAGAGACCGGCAGTGGCTTCATCTGCCACGCAGACTTCGGCTGCGTTCACCATGAATACGACAACGACATCGAGGAATTATGAGATTAAATGAATGGATCGAAAAGGAGGGAATGAGCAAGAAGGAGTTTGCCGACGCGATCGGAATACGGACTCCGAGCCTGAGTTCAATCACTGTGCAAGGGACACGACCTTCCCTACTGACCGCAATCAAGATTGTAAAGTTTACGAACAACGAAGTTAATTATGAGGATCTCATTGACGAGGTCGTCGAAATCAAACCCCGAAAGGAGTAATACCATGGCAACCCAGATCGTAGTAACCACCACCACCGTCGCCGAGCTGAAAGAGATCCTGCAGGACATGTGCGGGTCCGGCCAGGCGCAGGTCATCACCGTTGGTGACAAGGTCGCCGCAGTCAAACCAGAGGTCAAGGTCGCTATTGACACTGCTATCGCTGACAAAGCCGCAGCTGAAGCCGCTGCCAAGGCAAAAGCCGACGCGGATGCGAAGGCCGCCGCCGCCGACAAAGCCGCGAAGGCAAAGGCTGAGAAATTGGCCAAGCTGAAGGCCGAAGCCGCCGCGCTCGAGGCTGGTGAGGAACCGGTACCGGAACCAGAGGTAAAGACGGAACCCACCAAGACCCCCACCGTTGACGAGTTCCGTGCCACCGTCAAGGCCCGTATCGCCGAGCTGAAGGGATCGACCCGCCCCAACGTGGTTGGTGATATCTCTGGCTGGAAAACCAAGACTGGTGCCCCCTCCCTGGCGGATATGGACATGGCCACCCTGGAAAAACTCTTGGCCTTTATCAACAGCTAATCATGGGAGAGCATTCACGGCTTTTTTCGCCCTCTGGGAGCCATACCTGGCTGCCGTGTATTGCCTCCGCTCTACTGAATGCCGACAAGCCCCGGACCGATAACGTCCACTCGCTCCGGGGCACCATGTTACATTCGTTTTGTGAGGTAAATTTCCCGCTCCGTGACATTGAGCTGGTAAACTTTCAACCTTTGATCGATGCCGGTAAGAAAGGAATCGAGGATGCAGAACAGGCCAAAATTGCGCTGATGGCGGCCTGGGAATTAGAAGACCTGATCGATGACCGGGATACCACCAAGCTCGAGTTCAACGACCATGTTCCAGGAATGCCCGACTGCCACGGCACCATTGATCTGGTGATGCACGGCAGACATACCCGGACGTTGTTGATTGGTGACTACAAATTCGGCTACAACGAAGTGGATCCGCGCATGAATCCCCAGTTTTTGATCTATGCGCTGATCGTTCTGGGGTGTATCGGCGGGCCGCAGGAAATCGACAAGATTATCCTGGCAGTCATTCAACCCCGGATTTCTCGGTATCCGGTGACGTTCGAGTTGTCGATCGATGAGCTGCTAGCCTGGGTGAAGAACGAACTTCTCCCGAAATACGACGCCATCCAGTTGCTGGATAAAGGCTTGAACGGATCACCGATCACGGTCGAGAATCTCCGGACGGTGCATGAGGAAAATCTCATCGAGTTCGACCTGTTTGCTGCTGGTGAACATCAATGCCAGTGGTGTAAAAGTAAACTGGGTTGCCCAGAATTGGAGGGGACCATGATGGAAGTAATTCCGCACAATCAAATCGATCTGTTGTCCCTTCTCGGCCCGGACAACCGCCCACTGGTAACCACCTTGGCAAACGAGGTGGTCGACACTTCCACCGGCGAGATCGTGCAGGACGACCTGTTGGCCAAACGTCTGAAAGCGGTGCCCCTGCTTCGCCTGGTGGCCAACGCCATCGAAGAAGATGCGATGCGCGTCATGAAGGAAGGCGGCCAGATTCCCGGGTTCAAGCTCATCCGTGGCCGGGCCAACCGGAAATGGAAGGATGAGGACAAAGCCGCCCGGTGGCTTGCCGCCAGGGGTTTCAAAGAAAAAGAGCGATACGATTTCAAAGTGAAGTCGGTCTCGCAGGCTGAGAAGTTACTCAAGGGCATGGAGCTGACAACCAAGTTGTCGAATTCCTTCGCCGCGCTTATCGAGAAACCGCTCGGTGAATTGACCTACGCCCCAGAGGATGACAAACGCCCGGGCGTGGTAGTGGATAAACCAAACCTGCTGGCGCTGCTGCCAGTTTTTGACGACGATATAGAATCATTATAACTTTCCAAGGAGGAAAGACCATGGCTGATAAAGACAACGCAGAAGTAATTGTAACCCCAGAAGGCCGCCTTCGTTGGTTGAACCTTTACACCAGCAAGCTTGCTTATGATCAAGTCCGCATGGTGCATACCGCCACCCTGTTGATCTCCAAAGGCACCGACCTCTCGGTCTTCGAGAATGCCCGGGAGAAGGTGGCGCTGGCCGCTTTCAAGAAAGTGCCCGCCAACCTGCGCAAGGTACTCGGCGGCCAGAAACCCATCCTCAAGGATGGTGATGAGTACTACGCCTCCAAGGAAGCGGACAAGAAGGAGATGTACAAGGAATACCAGGGCTGCTGGTACTTGAACGTCGAAGCGCCGGAAGACGACGGTTTGTCGCTCTACATGCCCGACCAGACCATGGTGGTGGATCCTGCCGAGTTGTATGATGGGATCTACGGTCGGTTGTTCATCCGGATCAACTGCTACCAGAGCAAGCCCCGCAAGGGTTACGCCGGTAGCTCGGAATGCTCCGTCGGCCTCAAAGGTCTGATCAAGACCCGCGACGGTGAGGTGCTGACCGCCACGGCTTCCACGCCGCTCACCGATGACGTGGTCAGCAAGTTGCTGGCCGGTGTGGCGCAAGGTGCCGCCGGTCCTTCTACCCTGGTGGTTGACGACATCGACGATCTGTAAGATCAACTGATAAAAGGGAGGCCTCCGGGCCTCCTTTCCTTTTTGGAGCCTTATGATTTCACTCGACTTTGAAACTTATTCCGAAACAAAAATTACAGATGTTGGAGTCTCGCGCTACGCAGAAGACCCAAGCACCGAGATCCTGTGCGTCTGCTGGGGGGATGAGGACGAGGTCGAGGAGTATGGGCAGGTAGATCTCTGGTATCCAGGGCTTCCTCTTCCCCAAAGTTTGATGCGGCACATCCATGTCGGCGAGATGTTTTCCGCCTTCAACGCACAGTTCGAGATTGCCATCTGGGAAGAGATCTGCGTCAAACGTATGGGCTGGCCTAGCCTTCCACTTGATCGCTGGTGTGACAGCCAGGCAGACGCCCTGGCGCTCGGTCTTCCGGCGAACCTTGACCAGTTAACGGTAGCAGTAAAAGCCGAGCAGAAGAAAGACGCAGAAGGGCACAAGCTGATGATGAAATTGTGCAAGCCCTGCAAGCCTTCCAAGAAACACCCTAACACCCGGTGGTTAAAAACAGAGGTGCCTGACGAGTATCAGCGCCTCTACACCTACTGCCAGCAGGATGTCCGGGCCGAGGTAAGCGCCGTCAAGAAAATGCCTTACAGGGCCACGGCACTCAATCATCCGGAGCGTAAGATCTGGAAGATGACCGTCGAGGCCAACAAGCGCGGCATTCCTGTGGATATCGAGACGGTCGATGCCATCAACGCCAAGATCGACGAAAAGGTCGCCGAAATCAACAAGGACATTCAGTCTCTGGTTCCTACGTTGAAAACCGTTGGGCAGAAGGCCTTGATCAAAGATTATCTCAACGACACCTACAACGCCAACCTGGCCGACATGCAGGGTGCGACCCTGCTCCGTTTTTTGAAAAAGAAAAATATCGACCCACGGGCCCGCAGGATTATTGAGCTGTACGCCATGGCCAATTACACATCCATAGCGAAGTTCAGGAAGATGCGCGAACAGATCTGTGGTGATGGCACCATCAAAGACAACCATCGTTACCACGGGGCTGCTACGGGCCGGGATAGTGGTTCTGGTGTTCAGATCCAGAATCTCCCCCGGGCCAGCGAGGATGAAGTGCTGCTGGCCATCGACATGTTCAAGACCTGCAGTTTGATGGAAATCGAGATGGTCTTCGGTAACGTCCTGGCGCTGGCCTCGGCCATGTGCCGTCCGGTGCTGTGGTCTCCTCCAGGGTTCAAATTGTTCAACGCTGACCTTGGCCAGATCGAAGCCCGGATGACCGCCTGGATCGCACGGGAAGATGATATCCTGGATTCCTTCCGGGCAGGTAAGGACATCTACAAGACCTCGGCGGCAGGCATGTACCACATCGATTACAAAAAGGTATCCAAGCACCAGCGCCAGGCTGGAAAAATCGCGGTATTGGCTTGCGGTTTTCAGGGAGGAAAAGGTGCGCTGCTCGGTTTCGCGGAACAGTATGGTATCACCTTCACAGATGACGAGGCCCAGGAGATCGTCAACGCCTTCCGGGCTGCGCGACCAAAACTGGTGGCCACCTGGAAAGCTTTTGGCGAGGCCGCAAGGTTGGCGGTGGCGACACCAGGAACACTCTTCCAGGTCGAGACCAACTCCAAGTTTGCGTTTTTCGTCGAGCAGGATTTCCTGTTCATGACCATGCCCAATGGTCGGTTGCTTTCTTTTCCGCAGCCGCAGTGGGAACTCTGGGACATGCCGTGGGGTTCCAAGGCGATGACCGTCACCCATATGTGGTGCAACGGCATGAAGGGCAACAAATGGGAGCGCAGGGCGCTCTCCGGCGCATCCTTTATGCAGTCCGCCGTCCAGGGACTGAGCCGCGATATCCTGATGGAAGGGTGTATGCGGCTGCACGATATCGGCTACCCTCACATCTTCCGAGTGCATGATGAGTTGACCAGTTGTATCCACGAGGACCAGGGAGATCTCGACGAGTTTGCTGCCGAGTT